TTTGAGTACTTAACATTTGCAAGACCTGTTACAACATCCTTTGGAACATCTAGTCCCTGAAGGATGCGCTCTAGTACACGGTCTGAACGCTCAGCAAGTGCTGGGTCGAATGAACGCTCAAACTTGAACTGCTTAATCTTGTCGCCAAGTTCTGCAGGTCCACGAATGATGAGAGGAACAACGGCGCTCGCAGATTCTTCATCGCGAATCGGAGTTGTCATCGCATCGATAAGTTGCTCTTCAAATTCATCTTCTGCTTCTTCAGCAGTGAAACCTGAACCAAGACCGTCTTCTGAATCGTATGGATAGTCTGGGTCACCTTGTGCTGCAACAGAAAGTCCATCTGGAAGATAAAGTGCTCCTGCATTGAGACGAGAGCGTGCAGTTGCACGGAATGTTCTGTTGAGGAGAAGAAGTTCTGCGCAAAGATCTAGTAGACCGCGAAGTGATGAATCTGCTTCATCAGAAAAGCGTGGGTGTGAACGCCAAATGCGTCCTACGAATGCATTCTTTTGAAGTCTACTTACTCCAAATGATGCACCGCCACCTTGTCCTGCACCTTGTTCACGACGACCAATAACATTGAAACCACCACGTGCATCTGTAACAACTTCATCTACAGAGCGAACATCCCAAGACTCTGGTGTTCCAGTTCCTGGACGTGCTGGCATTTGTACTAAATAGCATTCACCAGCAACAGAAAGATTTAGTGCTGCATCCTTAAGAAGACCTGCTTGTCCTCCATATGCAGAGTTAAGGCGTTCTAGTGCACGCTCTGCGGCAGATGCAAGACGCTCTTCAATAACTCGAGATTCGTTTACTGAAACTGGAGCTTGCGAAGCATCATCAATTGCTGCTGCGTAAATGCGAATGCGTGAGACAACAGATGCAACAAGATTAAATGCGTATTTAATTTCACCAATTGCGTCGTAGTATTCCCAAGCTTCTGCTTGCCATGCGCTAGAAGATGCACTTCTGCGATTTTTAAATTGTTCAAACTCGCCTTTGTCATTTACTTTAACTTGAACTGCTGCTGCAGTAAGAGAACGAGGAACGTTGTATGCAGCAGATGAGGCAGGAGTGTTAGTTGTAAAAACTGAAAGAATGCCTGATGGTGTTGGTGTTGGCGCTACAACCTGACGGGAGCGATTAGTCCGAGGACGACGAGTAGAATTAGACTTTGCCTTAGGTGCAGCCTTTACTGGCTCCTGTGGTTCATCTTTCTTGAATACAGCCACTGTCTAACCCTTCACTTTGTTACGGAGCACGAGATTATTTGTCCTCATACGCAGTCAACAGACCTGCTACGGCTGATAGTGCGAATGGCACGACAACAATAACAGTTACTGATGTAATGATAAAGCATCCGTAGAGAAGTGATGCTGTCCAAATTGACATACACCACTCACAAGTAAACAAGTACCCAAGCTTTGAGGACTCTGGAGGGTACTTCTTCCACACTCGGTTTCGGATTGATTCGGTAATAACGTCTCGCGTTATTAGTCTGGTGATGCGATAGGTTGCCAGAGCGAGGATGGCGAACTCAAACCAAGCCATTTGGGTCCTCCGTTGATGAGACGACATTGCCAAATGGGTTCCAGCTTCTTAGGCGAGAGCCACAGCCGCAGTTGGTGTCCTTCACAAAGGCAAGCATCTTGCCTGATTCTGTCTTTACGCGGTCTAGACCCTTCTCGTTAATCATCTCAACAACCTTCTCACGGAAGACCAGCTTGGGACCTTCTGGGGAGTCAACAGCAATCAGAATCGTGTCATTGACAATTGCCACCCGACACCTATCCAACTTCCTTGTCCCTTGAGGTAAATCCCCTGTGACATTGGCGAGGCTAAGATCGGAAAGAGAGCCCGGAGAAATGACTTTTACAATGGCTGGAAATACGTCTAGTTGCTTTCTCATTATTCCTCTGTGTATTCGGTAGGGATGTAGAAATTGTCCCAACCGAGAGCCTGTTTGGCTATAGTCATAGGAATAATCAAAGGGACGCTTCTATGACTTTTGGGTAGGAGAGTAAAGACATCATTGGATGAATTAACGAAGGTGGCATTCTTCCACTCTCGTCTCTTTTTTAATAGTGTAATTGGAAAAACCATAGGCAGGGTTGAATCATCGGTAGTCATAGTCTCTAAAGCTCTGACTTGCTTACCTCTGCCGTTTTTTATCTTTGGGTTGGACCAAACAACCACAGCCAACTCCTCAGGGGCGTATGAGCCTGTCTTATTCTTAAAAACGGTATTCACTTAGCAATCCTTCGAGCCATGGCTCGGTAGGAGACTCCAGCGGCCTCTGCCAACGCTTGGGTAGGTACACCCAAGGTGTAGAGGGTCTTCACCATCGTAGTCAACTGCTGATTGGCTACAGATACTGGGTGGTTATCTGGGGTCCTTGCTCTATAACGCTTTGCTTGGTCAGAAAGCTCTCGTAGTTGGTCTTTTACATTGGGAGGGACGCCCGGAGAAATGGTCCTCAAACGGGGCGCTGTCTTTACAGGGGTAGAGACAGTGAAGGAGCGGGGTGGTGGAGAAGGCACTGGTCTGTGCTGCTCAACAATCTCAGCACGACGTACCCAGAAGTGGATGGTTGTCTTTGGCTTGGCAGGTTCCAAAGAAGAGCCAAGAGCTTGTAGAGACCAACCTGCTTCCCACAAAGCGCGAAGGCGCGACTCAGCGGAAGCTTTATCTAAGGAATTGATAAAAGCCACTTCATCTGCTGAGAGGTGAGGGATTTTCATTTCTATAGTGTACAGGATTTTAGAGGTGCCGTACGGAGCCAATACATTGTACGGCAGCAGCGATTTTATGAACCTTAACGTTTTTTACTTTTGGCCTGTCAGACGGCTCTGCTATTATTTGGCCTTTCGCCAAATCGTTCCGGGCTTTTTTTGCTGGCCCTGGCTTTTTTCTTTTCAAAAACTTTTTCTTGTTCTCTGGTTAATGCCTATGTGCTTTTTATTTTTTTCTTGAGGCAGGGGGGTAGGTGTAGGAAAGGCAAGGCAATGTTCGTGCATCTTTTTTCTTTTGCCTCTGGTCTAGGGGGCTAAACAATGTTGAGATGTTAGGTCAAGGCTTGCTTTTACTTGTTGTCAGGCTTGCTCTTGCTTGTCTAGGTGGGCTTGACTTGTTGAGGCTAAGAAGTTGTTAGGTTGTTGATGGTCTGGGCTACTAGCAATCTTGGTTGGGCTGGCTATGTTGTTCAGTTGTTGATAGTCAGACTGGTCAGCTGGTTACTGACGAGTAGCAAATAAGTTGATGACAGGTCAAAACAACTTGTCAAAGTTTGACCTGGCAGCCAGGCTGCCTAGCACCTGGCGACTGCCTACAATCTGGGGAGTTATTGTGATGTCAGGGCTAGCACTATGGCTATGAGACTGCTAGAAACTTGTTACCAAAATGTGATGTAATAAACAGTAAATGGACTTGACATAGTGCAGGAAGGTGCTAGATTAAGCGTGTGGTGAGAGGCTCACCGCATAAACGACAAAACGAAAGAGGCACAAAATGAAGACATACGGAATTTCAATCACCGCAGGTGGAGCGCAATACAACTTCCACGTGGACACTATCAAGAAGGTGCGTGAGTTATTTACAGGCTCTCGCTACATTACAGAGTTCACCGTATACGAGCAGACACACACAGGCACCGCAATGACTTACCGCACTATGACAGATGAAGAAGTGCAGGACATTATCTGGGGAAGGGCTGCCTAATGAAGGCTCTAGTTCTAACCGCAACAGGTGAAGTCAAGGAGCTTGACGGCATTACTCTTCAGGACTTACAGTCCGCAGTAGGTGGCTGGGTTCAGGCTATTGACCTAGCAGAAGACTTGACTATGTGGCTCAACGAGGAAGGCAAACTTGTAGGGCTACCGCACAACACAACCGCACAGAAACTCTGGGACAAGACTTTCTGGGTTGGTTCAGATTTCGTCGTTGGTGATGTCGTTCTCACTGGTGGCACAGGGGAAGAGGGTGAAACCCTTCCTCTGGGCGACGACACCGCACAACGAGTCCGCAAGATACTGGTTGCCTCCTAGTATCTAGGGAAAGACCCCTCTGGCTTAGTTCACCAGGGGGGTTTTTTCGTTATCAAAATGTGATGTAATAAACACCGAATAGACTTGCAAAAGTGCAGGAAGGTGTTATTGTTCTACTTAGAGGCAAACGACGAAAGGAAAACAAATGTCAGGCTACTACCCAGAAGGTGTTACAGGAAACGAATACCAAATCGCAGGGGCTCAACACGAGTGGAGTGATGTCCGTGCAGAGGCTTGCTACAACGAAGACTGCAAAATGTTCGAGGTTGAAGATGTAGAGGCAGAGGTTGAAATCGAATTGTCACACGACACCGAATACTACGAGTGGAAGTGTCCAACTTGTGGAGCAACTAGAGACATTGAAAGAAATGTCGAATAAGGATTAAAAAGAAAAACCCCGCCCAAAGAGGCGGGGTTCTTTCTTTTACGACTATGGTAGGACTTTTACAGATGTCCCAGCGAATACTGCCTCAATCATCTCTTGGGAGTAGAGGCTATGAGTCACCGCATTGTCAGCCTTAAAATCTTCAAGGGCTTTAGCAGTTCCTGCACTAATCCAACCTTGCTTGTCATCTCCAGCAGAGACATAACCTAGTTCAACTAGGCGAGACTGAAGAAGAGCAACAGAGTTACTGTTCTTCGCATAGAGGGATTCAAAAACGATCTTCGACAAATAGACCGCAGAGCCATCGGCGATCTGAGTTGAAACAGCTTGAGGCGTAATTTTTTTACCCTTGCTCTTCTTCTCAGCTGCTGCGTCTTCTTCAACTACAGCAATCACTTCAGGCTTTACTTCTTCAACTACAGGAGTCTTAGGCTCAGCCATTACTACAGGCAGAGTCTCAGGCTCAACGGCGAGCGCAACAGGCTCAACCGCAGGAACAATAGGCTCCTCTAAGTTATACAAACGCTCTGGTTCTTGGCTCATAACTATCCTTTGGTTGGGTATTCAGCAAGGAAAGATTCAAATCTTTCACTACCCTGATTATACCCTTGGACTTTCCAAGCCGAGAAGTCAGTTCCTTTAGCACTCATGTGAAATGCAATCTCTGCATTAGTCACAGGGTCAAGCAACTCTTCGTTCTTCTTGAGTTCAAACTTCTCAAGACGAGCGTCTCCAAGTGCTCCTATCATGTTGATTTGGAACAACCCGTAAGAATTGTCTCCAGTTCGGGTATTCGAGTTATGGGCTTTAGGGCGACCATTGGACTCAGTCATCACAACAGCCCATGCTGTCTTCAAACCTTGACCTTCGAACCCAACGAGCTTGAGCAAGTTCTTCAGCTCAAGCGGCGCAAGAGGGACAGTTCTGTCTTCAAATAGTTCGAGCTGTATCTGAGTCTTCAGATTTTTTACCTCTTCAAGCTGCTTGTCACGGGACGCAGTTTGGGTAATCCGCGCTGTTGCTACTTGGAACAACCGCACTTCTTCAGCCGCGGCTACTTCAGCCGCCACTATTTGTTTCTGTTCTTCGTTCTCTGTTTCTGCATTTGCTGCCGCGCTCCACACGACTGCTCCTGCTAGCACTGCTGCTATCACACCAAACGTAGTAGTTTCGGCATGGCGAAATAAGGGCTTTCGCATTTGCTTCTCCTTTGTTAGGGGACATGGGCAGGTTGCTAGTTACTCGCAACCAATGGGCTGAGGCGCCCTTCGTTTTGTCTAAGGTGTCGTTTCATCACTAAAACCATAGCACACGTGCAGGAAGGTCTGTCAAACACAGACACGCACGCTACGCCTGAGGCAAACTGTATTCTTCGTCATACCAGCGTGAACCTAAAGTGCTTCCTTTTTTGGTCTTTTTACGCTTGTCAGACACTTCGAGCATCTCATACCAGACTCCGTGCAGAGGCTCCGCGAAATCATAGCCGCGAGTCTTCGTCACCTGAGTCTTGAAGTTGTCGTAATCCATCTGCTCGATGCGACTTGAAATCCATTGAGTCAGTTGTTCCTTTGTGAGGTAGACGCGATACTCGTAGTCACGATGCTGTAACTCCACAATTTTTACCTTGAACATCTTCACAAAACCTTCAAGGGACTTCTTATCGCGAGCGCGAACAGAAATCTTGCTTCGGTCTTCCTTTGAAACAACCGCACTAACAAACCCTGTATCAGTAAATAACCACATAATTACTCTCTTCCACTCAAGATGGCAGATGAAATTGCTACTGCACCAAATGCCATCACAAAATTTGGTGAATTTAATACCGCAGACAACACCGCACCAGCGCTTGCGAGCGCCGAGACTAATGCTGTCCAAACAATGTTCTTAGGCATTGGTGACAACCCTTCTATCAGGACGAGTTCTACCCACTAGACGCTGTGATGGGTCACGAAACTCGATACCACCTGCTCTAATGGCTTTTCTCGCTGTTCTATAAGCGACGCCGAGTTGCTTTGCTACAGCCTCAACAGCCATACCTTCCACATACATCTTCGCTGCTTCTTCAGCCAGACGCTGACTCTTCAATTTTTACTCCTCATCTCTTGGTCTTTGAATTGCTGACTTTGGGTCAAATCCCATGTCCCGCATCTTTCTTTCTAACTCTTGCCCGCCTTCTTCCCCAGAAACAGCACGACCTGACTTCCAAGTAAATGGCGTTGTATCTCCCATCGGTAAAACCCAGAGGTGATACTGATTCGCACCATCAACCAACATGGCTTCAGGTGGGAAAATCTCTATTGCTTCTCGTTGCTTGCCCGCAAGTTCGTTCTTGATGCGTTGAAAATGACGCCAATCTCGAACAGCCTTGCGTTGCTGATGTCTGATACTCAGATGGATAGGTCCATCTTCTCCTTGATGAGGTATCAACAGCGTTTTGAATACAACATAAAACCTGTTCTGCCACATTGTTTCGCCTTCGCCCAGCAAATCAGGTCTTGGATTCCCATCGACCATCGGCATCGCTTCAACGAACTCGTCCCAAATCGGCGCAGTTGTGCCAGCTTTTTTACCCTTTGCCATCACTACCCTCGCTTTCTGTTGGGAAGTGGAAGGTCTTTTACATACTGTCGGCGTGCTTCCTTAGTTGGCAACGCATCTCGTTCTGCTAGTTGCGCATCTGTCATAAAGGCAAACTTCAGTAGGAAGTCCGCAAAGTCTGTATCTGAAATCAAATCAAGGTCTTGTCCAAATCTTCCTTTACGCATTACTTGGTCTCCTTTGGAAAGTGGCACTCAATCAAATCGCCCCAGCAATAGCCATTTTCTGTCCACCACAAATTGGCAGACACCTGCCACACCGCAAAAACAACTACGGCGAGCGCCACAGAGAAGAACACATTACGGCGCACCACATACTTGCGCTCTTGCTTCCACTTAGAAGTTTCTGCTAGTCCAATGAACTCAATCGCTTTGTCGAACATTTTGTTTCCTTTCGTCATTTTGTCTTACTGGATAAGTTTATTACATCTTCCTGCATTTTGTCAAACTATCGGCGTGTCGCTTTTCTACGCAAGTTCCACACATAGAGAGCGTGAAGGATTTCCTGCACCATCTCTAGGAAGGTTAGTTCCTGTCGGCGATTACGGCGACGGCGTGGCTTTAGGCGCTTGTATGTGCCATAAACCGCACTATCAGGTAGTCCTCGCATTGTCTTTCCTTTCGTCGTTTTTTCCTTACATAGATAACTTTATACGAAAGTGCAGGAAAGTCAAGTCCAAATGCAGGAAAATAAAATAATTTTTTGTGAGAAAGACCACAGGCAAAATGTCCGATTTTTAGTGACACTTTCGAGGCTAAGGCGTATTGGTGGTTTTAACTTCCAAATAACTTTAACGACTTGGCTGATGACACTCGTCTTGCTGAACAGAAATCAACAACTGACCACCCGTGTTAGGTTCCAGGCTTGTTGCAATCTCCAGCGAGCGCCGCACAGCAGCACGCACTGAAGAAACGGAGAATTTTTTACCCTGGAGATCAGCGTGCAGCGATCCAAGAGCGTAAGCTCCGCCAGATCCAAATGCGTAAATTCCAGATGCGTCCCTTGCCCAGTCATAACCAGAGCCAATCTCATAGACCGCACCGTGCACAACGCAGAGAATTGTTGAGTCTTGATTACCCTTCTCGCCATACTGCACCTCATCAAACAAGGCTTTGAGTTCAGGTATAAATTTAGTTGAGATGAATTTATCCAGCCTATTGCCAGAGCAATTCATAGGCGGCACAGGTGGCTTAAACTGATAAGCAAGCAAGTTAATTGCCCGCATGTCACCCGCGGCCCCTAACAAGAAGGGCCCATTTTTTACTATCTTTGGATTATCTTTTGGAAGGTAGAAAATCCTGTCATCTTCAGTTACTTGGCTGTCGCAACCAACCACAGACCAATGAGGTCCTTGCACAGCCACCATCGTTGTCATCAGTAATCCCAGAGCATCTCTCTAAGTAGTTCGTCATACTCAGTTCCTAGATGAGCGTGCCTCTTTGCAGAAACATCTTCTTCCTCAATGAGTGTGTCTAAATCAAGGACAGCCGTGTAGCCCTCTTCATCAAACATAATTACAAGTTTTACTCTTCCATCATTTGTATCATCAACCAATGCGGCAACAAACTTTTGCCCATCTGAGTTGGTGTGGACTGAGGAATCAAGAATCTCTATTTCTGACATACCTCAATCGTAAACCTCTTTTAGGGGTGTGATAGGAAGGCACGCAGGGACACCTCTTCCCCGCATAGGGTGTGCAGGAAAGGGTGCGGCAGGGGGTAGCAATCCCGCCTCATCAGCTCGGCGAGCGCGGAGCTCCAGCACGAGCTGGAGTTCTAGAATAAAACAAATTTTTACCCTTGATTTGCCGCAGCTACTCCTCTACAACCCCAATTTCATTGGAAACTGACTCCAAGTCCCACCCGTAGTGACCCAACATAAATTGCTTTGCCAATCTAATGGCAAACTCGTCGTCGTCTTCTCCTTCGGCACGCAACTTCTCATCTAGGACAACTGTCGTCATCATTGAAAAGTAATCGCCAACAAACAAAACTGTCCGCGAAAGAGTTATTGAGTCAATCGTTCCCATCTCACTCATTTTTACCCTCTAACTCCTTTATTAACTCAACAACATCTCTTGTATCAACTTCGTCATCAGGGAGATAGTTCATCTGCAAGTGATTTACAAGGTCTCGAACTTTCATCTTTTTTCTTTTTCTCCCCAACCTATAACTCTGAGTAGATTTCACTTCTCCAGTTTGAGTGAAGCCAACAGAATAACTTTTCTTTACTCTTTTGTATCTATTAGAAACTCCACCCGTAGTTTTGTATCCAAGAAGCACCGCAAGTTCTGCTGCCGAAACTCCTCGCTCAATCTCCTCTACAAGAAGTCTGTCGAACTCTAAAACTTCAGGAGCATCTCTCTTCAACCCTCTTGCTTTTTCTCGTTGAAGTGGTCTTAGTTCTTGTAGTCTCGCAACTACTTTTTCATCTGCTTTTACCATTTTTACTTCTCCTGCTCTGCTAGATACTGTGCAATCTCTTCTTTTGTAGTTCCTGTTGCTTCTTGAAACCGCACCCACAGGTCGCCTGTTGTTGCATACATTTCCATCATTGCAAACAACTTATCCATTGAATAATCTTTGTGGTTCTTGTGCTTGTTAATTCTTTCTTGAAAGAAAGTTAATAACATTGCCATACCCATTGCAGATAGTTCTGCTTCTTTTTCATTTAGTTCTATTGTTGCCATTTGAGTTGTCCTCTCGTCATTTTTAGGTATACACGGAGCAACATCTTGTTTCCGACCCTCTAGAGTCTTAAGTCGTTCAGGTGACCACTGCTGAACTCCGTGTATGAAAGAATCATTTCACTTCCCTGCATTTCTGTCAAGTTTATTTTTCAGCGTGTCGCAAACTTTTTGCGAGCGCCACCACCACCACCGCACCCACCACCAAATAATCCGTGCATCATTGAAAAGTTATTTGGAAGTCCTGGTGCAGGAAATTGCTGCTGACCTGGAATTTGCTGCCGCAGCTCCCGGAATTTTTACCCCTACATCTGAGCAAAAGAAAACCCCCCGCATTTCTGCGAGGGGCTTCTCCTAATTGGGGGGTTAGGTTTTACTTAGCGACTAGCACCACATACTTGCTAAGAGTCTGTGTTGCTTCGTATGCCTCTGGGAAGGCGGTCTTTAGGGCTTCGGTGTCAATACCGCGACGCTCGCGGTGTGATACTTCAAGACGGAGAGTTCCATCTGGTAGAAGTCCCTGTGTCGCCTCACCAAGATAATTCTTGATTTGTGCCTCTAGTTCCTTCTTTTCTTTTTCCATCTTTGTGATGAGGTCACGCTTCTCAATAAACTGCTCAATCACAATCTGTGTTGCCTTGTCGAGATAAACCGCATTTGCTTTTGTCTCAACTGTGGTTGTTACTTCTACTACTGCTGGTGTTGCTACTGTCTTTGTAACTGTTGCCTTAGACATAACTAAGACTCCTTTTCTTTTCGTCATTTCTCTCGGAGACTTCCTCAGAGAGGTTCTCAGGTTTCCCTGATAGATAAAACATTACACGACCTTCCTGACATCTGTCAAGTCAAGTCAAGCACTTTTTGGTAACGATTTGGTAACAACTTTTGATGCTTGATGGGCTACTCCATCTGCACAAGTGAGTTCGCCGAAGGCATCTACCCACCCAAAGTCTTGATGAAGTTCCCAACCGCATCTGGCGCAGACGCTTCTTAGCATTTTCCGCACCCTGCGTGATGAGTGTAATCACTTTCCTTGATAGAGAAGGGCGCACCGCATCTCCAACAATGTATGTAAATAATGACGGGCTTTTTAGTCGCCATTTCTACTCCTTTCGTCGTTTGAGCCTATTGTTGCACTTTCCTGCATCTGTGTCAAACATTTCCGCTGGGCGTGTCGCCTAGTGGTGAAAACTCACCGCAACTAGGAATTGCATCTCAGGTGCAAGTTCGCAACGCTCTCTGAAGGCTTTGAGGTTCGCTGACCAAATCTCCAAGTCATAGACGCCTGTGTCCATAGTCCAAGTATCTTCCAAGAGGTTTGCAAGTTTGCGTAGTTCATAGGTTCGGAAGTCATCTTCCGTAAAAGAATACCCTGGCCGAAACGGATCGTAATTCTCAACTGCTTTGGCGAGATCGAAATTTTTTACCCGGTCGTAGTATCTTTTCAGATCAGCTTCGCGGTAATCAAGGAACTCCTTGAACTTTAACTTGCCAATGGTCTCCGCATAAGAAACTGCTGACTTACCATCAAACTCCTCAACAAGGTCGTGGTAGTCCGACCAACTAGGAGAACCATCTCCAAGCAAACTTGATACAGAACTCGCTGCGTCTTCTGCTGTCTCTGCTTCAATCAACATCAACTGAATAACTCTTGCCATCGTCGTTTTCTCCTCGTCGTTATTTTTACCCGTTATAGGGATACGTTTTCAATCTTCAGCGCATTGTCTTTCTCTTCTTGCAACCAAGCAACCGCGCTTTGTACCGCATCGAAGATGTCGTGGCTTACCGCATCAAGATGCTCGCCATCGCAATACAAATCGAACCAACTGTTATTAACAACGTCCAAGTCACCGCTGTCGGTTGCCTCGTTGAGTTTCTCATCGGTGTCATACCCAGCCCGTATTAAATCCGAGCCATCTCTATAACGCCCGTCATTTGTTCGGTCTCTTACATCTGTGATGCCATCACAATAAACATCAACAGCAAACTCTGAAATTTTTACCTTGCAAACGAAGCTACTATCGTCGCGATAAAACATCGCGTCCCGTTTGCTTTCGTGATGAGGCAATCCCGCGCCCCACTCAATGACCGCACCTGCTTGGTCGAGATACGGTTGTAGTGTCTCTTGCATTTTTACCCCTTTCGCCGTTTTATTTTTTAGAGTGGAAGCCCCGCCGTTTTACTGACGGGGCTTCCGTTTTACCCTTACCCAGATTGGACAATGCGTTGGAAGGACGCTATCAAGGTTTCGGGTTGAAGGTGTGCCGTATTTGCTACCGCATACCCACACTTGTTAGGACTCGCTCTGCGGTCTTTCCGATTTCAACTGAAGCCGTTACAGGGTCGAGAACACCTGCCATAACTACACCTGACCTTTCATCAAGTAATCCGCGAGCGCTATGCCCTGAGTCGAAAGGAAGCCATAAGACCGCAACGCCTGACTCAGCGCAACGCCGTGTCCATTTGCGAGCATTTGATTTTTCCTCACCTGTGTATTGTCCATCAGAAACAATCACAAGTAGGCGAGCGCCACTCCCATTGAGAAGATTTAGTGAGCCATCAAGCGCTCTGAAAGCCTTGTCAAACTTCTCGGTGCTATCTGAAGCCGAATAAATACGAACCTCATCTAGGTGCTGACCTGCTTTGAGAGTTGGAAAAACATCTGAGCCGTAATAAACCATAGCGCACTTGCCCTGAACTCTGCGAGTTGCTTCAGACATAACCCACGCAGTTGTCGCCATTGGCTTCATAGCATCACCCATTGAACCTGAAATGTCTACCATCACTCCAACTGTAAGAGTTGTTTCCTCTGTCTGCTTACGAACTGTGCGACGCCACGCTTCAGTTTGTTGCACAATTCCGCGAGACTTCATAGCCGCATTTTGAACAAGAGCGCGAGAGCGTAATCTTCCGGGTGGAGTAATTGAAGTAATCTCTGTTGCATCTCTGTCACGATACTTTGCTCGCTCAAACATCTTAGAAATCGTAACTGCCGCAATTCTTTCTGCGCTAGTTGGCTTTCTACTTTCTACAAGTCGAGAACTTGTATTTCCACCTGCTTCAGTTGTGGATTTTGAAAATACTTTCTTCGCAACATCTTTGTTGTCATTTTGTTCTTTGGCTTCATCTGACTTTGCTTTTGCTTCAGCCTCAGACTCTTCTTGGTCTTGCTGGTCTGAAAGTGCAATAGCAACTCCAATAGCATTTTCTTCAGATGCTTCTTCTAAAGCCTCTGCAAGTGCCTGAGCAAAAGCCTGAGCCATCTGCTCATCTTGCTCGCCCTTCTCTTCTTTTATGTCGCGAATAATCTTTGCCCACTCTTTTGCTAGTGGATAGAGAAGAGTCTCTGCCTGAGTTGGAAAGTCAATAATAGTTTCACGGAAAGTTTTTGAAATTGCTCGCAACTTAGAAACAACTTCCTCACCTAAGAAATCTATGACTTGCTTTTCGATACCTGCAACATCTGACAAATCTAAGATGCCACCATCAACGCGAGCTAAAACCAAACCAATCGCACTCGCGCAACTTTGAGTAGTTGAAGTGCTTGCTTCCATTTCTTTCGCATCTGCAATAACAAGTTCAATCGCGCAACTGCGTAGAAAGTTTTGTGAGTCAGGTTTGTGCCAAACGCCCTGAGTTTCAATGCGACCCTCTTCAAGTAGCATCAAGGCTTCAAACTCATCTTTCGCTAAATCTTCGTGAGCCTTTGGTATGTCGAAGATAGAAAACTTTGCGTGAAAGGCTTCGTGCATAATCGCACCTGTCGCCTTAGGGAACTCAAATTGTTGCTTGCGCTCGCGCAAGTCTCCAACCATTTGTGGAGTAGTCGCGCCACCAAAAGCAACTTCAGTATTTACTTCAACTTCAGCGAGCGCTGGGTTGTAACACGCTGGTGCAATTCCACCTGCGCCTTTTCCAACATAAGCGATTATGTCTGACCTATCAGACCACTCATTGGTGAGTTCGCCAATCGCTCGACCTACGCCAAGCCACTCTGTTGGAGTGTTCTCTGCTCTGCTGGCAGAAATCTTTATGTGTGCCATTTCGTCGTTCCTTCCATTTATGTCTTTGTCCGAGACAGGTAAATCCTATAATGAAACTTCCTTAGGTGTCAAGTAGGGAAAGTAGGGGGCGCGACACCCTGAAGCGCCCCCCACCTCTCAGCGAAAACCCGACATAGGGGTTAGATTTTCGCTGACTTGACCTCTTCCCCGTAAGCCCTTGTCAGCACATCTGCTACGACAGGTCTGTCTATTTCGGGGGCAGAAGCAAGCAAGTTCGAGATAGCGAAACTATTGCCAAAAGTTTTCGCAACATCTCGGAAAGCGATTAGTTCTCGCATCTGTGGCGACCAAGAAACTTCATTTGATGCTTGCTTCTTAGCAAGATTTTGTGAAGCAGTAACCATAGTTGTCGGCACTCCCAATTTCTTTGCGAGCGCCCAATCAGTTGTCATTTCAACTTGAATAGTAAAACGCGATAGCAACGCTTCAGACAAACGAACTCCCGGAGCATTTGGGTTAGTCGCGGCAACTACATAGAAGTTTGGGTGAGCCTTGATAGTGCCACGCTCTGGATTAGCAGTTACTACTAACTCGCGTCGTCCGTCCATAAGTCCATAAGCAAGTGACAAAACCTTTGGGTCAATCAAACCAATTTCGTCAATGAAATAAACTTTTCCATTTATAGCGGCATCTATCAAACCACCATCAACCCAATCAAAACCACCTGAAGGTGTTTGAACATAACCACCAACAAGGTCTGCAACTTCGGTGTCACCTGTTCCCATAAGTGTGACTACATCTTCACCAAAAGCTGCCTCGACCATAGCAGTTTTTCCGCAACCCGGTGCGCCATAGATAAGTCCGAACATTGGAGAGCCACCTTCACCTGAGAAAGATTTCATAGTCATTTCTCTTGCTTTGCGAAGTGCCATCACATCTGAGTGTTCGCCCCACTTACGACCAAAATACAAATCACCATTTGGTCGCACATAAGACTCTTCACCTTCCATACTATCTACTGAGATAATGTGCTTTGCTTTGCGTGGCGCTCTTTCCGCACCTGAAGCGCGAGCAACATAACGCCCCGCAGGTGTGACACCTGCTGACAAAATTGTTGAAGAGTTTTCACTAACTGCCTGTGCAACTACTTCCTCAGCCAAGTTCCACAATGTAGAACTTCCACCAAGTGAAGAGTATCTTTCACGAAGATTTGTTGTTTCCATTTTTCCCTATGTCCTTTTCTCTTTTACGCTATGAGTTCTGTTGGGAACTCACTAGCCTCTCGCACTAAACCAATTCGGTATAGCAACTTGTTGGGTGTCTTGCTTGTTCGTATGTCCTCTAAATCTTTCTTAGAGACTTCAATAAGAAACGCATCTTTGACAATCTGCCAGCCACCATTGTTTATCGCATCAAACAAGTCAATGGAGAAAAACATACGCTGATTAGCAAACGCTTCTTTTTTACTATCGTCAAGTGAAACTCCACCTAACTCAGTTATGGCGTGATTTGGAATTGGAGAGTTACGCCATTGTTTCTTTGGAGATGCAGGTGTCACCACTCTGCGAAACAGGTTGGCAGGAACTTCTTTGCCATCTGTTGTGTAACCATCAGGTGTGATGATTATTTGCATTGTTGCTCCGGGCTTACGGAACTCGGCATAAACGCCTACGCCCTGAACATCTTTCGTGTTATCTAGCATTGGGTGTCCTTTCGTCGTTGTTATTGCTAGTGAAAACTAATCTACTACTTTCCTGACAAATGTGCAAGTTCTTCGGCAAAAAGTTTTTCAGGTGTCACTTCGCCCCCGAAAACTGAAGTGTAGAGAGACACGCCCTCAGACCACTCTTCCCAGCCACCATCTGAAGAAACCTCGACCTGTGAGCCATAAACATCTTTGATAAGAATTAGGGTCGCACATACTAAAGCGTCATAAGGGCGATAGTTAGTCTTTGTGAAATCGAAATAAATCTTTTCGTTCTCACGCCAATCAGGTTGCTTGGGAACTATTTGAGAGAAAGAAAAAGTTTCGCAACTTTCAGTTTCAAGACCATTGAAAGAGATGCGCTCGCCATCTGCTTGCCAAGCGCCAGCTTTTTCGCCGAAAGCATCTGCAACTGTGATGCCATTGAGTTCTGCTTGCTTTACTAACTCGATAAAACCTTTACGAACCTTGTCATAAAGTTCTGGGTCATTACTATCGAGAGTTCTTGAATAGTAGTGGGTGTATCCCATTTTTTGTCCTTTCGTCGTTTCTGCTTTCGCATTGAGATGATTATTGCATCTCCCTGCAATCGTGTCAAGTAGAACGCAACAACTTTTTGATTTATTCCTGTCCCCATTTTGGGGGACGCCTCTGACAAAGAAAAACCCCCTCGATGGTAAGTCAAAGGGGGTTATAACTATTCTTGGTAATAGTGAGCAGTTTTAACACTTGCTCAGGTGTGATGCGCGGGATAACGACGAAGAAACCCGCGCAAGCTTTATTTTTACCCTAGATGGGGCCTAGCTGTCAAGCTGGTCCCGCGGCATGAAGTCATCGAGGTCGATACCGTACTGCTCGAACTTCTCGTACAACACCGTCATGTCCTCTGGCTTTTCGTATGATTCCGTAATCAAACGGGCAACGTTTGCACGCTGGTCATCAGATGCTGCTTCTAAAATCTCCCAGTCGATGTCTCTCCAGTACGTAGTCTCGAGAACCATCATGCCACTCGCATCACCGTAGTTACCGTCAAGCGCGAAGTATCCCAAGCTACGCTCGACAGGCTGCGGATCGATTATTTTTACCTCTAGCGAGCCGTCTTCTACAACGAGCTCCGCATCAACAATGTCTTCGTTTTCCATGCCGTTTTTTACCCTTCCGTTTATGAGTCCATCTTACCCTGCCGTGGCAATGGGTGGGGCACTTTTTACCCCACCCACGCCGTGCCGTTTAGACCAGCATCTCGCTGATGTCTTCAAACTTCTCGACTTCCGTGCCTGTTTCTTCCTTCTGCTTTGCTATCAACTCTGGCTTTTCTGGGCAGTCGTCGTGAAGGTCGTCTGGGTCGCCTGAGTCTGAGAAGTATTGACAAGCACGGCACTCCCAATCAAGGTCTAAGTAATCCTTATGTGAGTTCGGTATGTCCCACTCTTTAGTCATAAAGAACTCGCCGTTCTCGCCAGCAAACTCCACGCCCCAGCCTTGCTCTTCTTCACAGTAAAACTCAAACTGAAGTTCGGGGTGTTGCTCAACCATCTTGCGATACGCACCTTCAGCAGGAGACCAAGCCGTATCAAAGCGATAACCAAGAGAACCTGATGATGGGTCGCTATTGGTTATTTCAGGATTACAAGCATCCCACTTCGTGCCCCACTCACGGATGTTCCAGTCATACCATCCGTCGCTAGAGAACTTCATAGCGTGTGCCATTCGTTCCTCGGTGCTCATCTTGTCGTAGCCTTCAGGCTTGTAATCACTCGCACTGAAGTAAGCATCTACATCTTCAGGTGAATGAAAGTTCATAAATGAAATAGGGGCTTCGTGAAGTTTCTCATCAACAGCCTCGGCATCAAAAGTCCAAGTGCCATCTTCCTTCTCTGTCCGCACGCCTTTGTAATAAGTCGTGTAAGACTTTCCAGCCTTCCCCATAAACTTACGGAGGTCTTCTTCTTTTCCAGTAATTTTTACACTGTTGAATACCCAGTTTGGCATTGTGTTTCCTTTCGTCGTTTTGGAAGTTCCCTTCGGAACAGTTTTATTATTTCACACCTTTGCACTTTTCGCAAGTGCTCATACAACATTCGCAATAGTTTTCGTGGGCGTCGTGAGAACAGCAATCTTTTCTTATTGCTTCGTAGTTCTCTTCGTTGCCATCTATCTGCTCCCAGTCGCCATCTTGTTGTGCAAACTCGATAGCCTCGATTGCAGAGTCAGCCTCAACTACACACTCAACTACATACTCGACTGTTTTATAGACAACAAATGTAGCCATCACTCACTCCTTAGTGGAATTGTGTTTAGTAGTTCAAGTGCTGGTAAATACTCTGTATCCCAGTCTTCACTACGCCACTCTTGGGTTTCGGTGTCATACAAAGATTCATTTACTCCAAAGCGTGCCATAAACACATCATCATCTATGGAAACTTCTTTGTTGTCTAAATCAACAGCAATAACAAAATGAACTATGCGTGCCATTATCGAGCCTCGAAATCCCACTTGGCACCAACTTCATAACCCTCGAAGTCATCTGCAATCCATTCATCTAAAGACTCGATTGCTTCCATAGGGCTGTTGGCTTCAACTTCAACTTCGTAGTTCTTAGTAAGTGTTGCTTCAACAATGTATTTCATTGTTGCTCCTTTCGTCGTTTGATAGAACATTACACCATCTACCTGACAAATGCAAGTCGTGTCGTTCAGTCAGCAACAGCAGAAATTAAAAGAACAAAAAGTTATTGAGAAGTTCCTGTTGGCCTGGAGGAACCTGGGGCCCTGGACCTGATTAAAAAGTTATTCGGAAGATTGGACTGGCGGCGGATCAGACATCAACGATTCTTGAACAGCCTCAATGTTTTTTACCCCGCGGGTTCTACGACGCTTAGTGCGGCGGTCTTCAAAGACCTGAGCCTTCTGGTTCTGGACATAATTACCTGGCACGCCTTTGATGCGACGCTTCAGTTCGTCCCGTTCTTTTTTACCCATACACAAATAATAAACCCGCTAGCCGTCGTGTGACAGCTAACGGGCGCTCGCCAGTTGCGAATATTATTTATATCTTGACATCGGATCTTGCTGCGTCAATCATCTCGCGGGTGAAATACGTGATGTCACTTATGGCACGCCGTTCGATATTTTTACCTGCGTACACCCAACTCTCGCCGCTGAAGAACACGGGTGAGTGATCCGTTCCAACATCCCAACAATCTAAGTTCGTACGGTTAGTTGAAATTTCAAATACGTAGATTCGGTCATGCCGTTCTAAGTGCATGCCGACTATCTTGCCGTTCTCGAACTCGTAGTGCGGGTGGTCAAGCACACGGAACCACATAAAGTTCATTGCATCGGCAGGACTGCTTGCCGCATATATCTGTCCGAAGTTACTCTTCAGGCCGCCCGTTTGAATATCCATCAGTACGCATTCGGGTGCTGCATGGTAAAGCTTCTTAGGTACGATTATCTTTTTCATCTTCCTCCACATCTCTTGCCGCATCCGCTTTTTCCAAATGCGATTCAATCCACGCCTCGTGTGTTGGCTCCCAGCCGTCAGGTTGGAACCGCTCTTGATTCTCTAACCACTCAACATATCCGCGCATCACTCACCGTCCTGTGTGCAATCTTCGTATACCTTCTCGCCGTCTTCGCAGGTGCAGAACCCAAACAGTTCTACTTGCTTGCCGTGATTCAGATCCGCGAGCTCGCCCCACGACATCACAACATCTTCTCCTTCTTCGACTAGCCGCTGTCCCTTGCCTGTTCCCAAGCCGACGCCGTTGTTGTCGAAGTGTGGTTCACACATATTTGCCCACGGGCCGTAAATTGTGATTCCGTCAAACCGTGCTTTCTCGCCGCAGAAATCGCATTGAGGTAATGCCGCTACTTTTGTAATTGTTGACACGGGTGTCCTTTCCGTCATTTTGTTATGAGCAGTTGCTCTAGAAACTATTGTATGTCTTCCCTGCCAAAATAGCAAACACCAACAATAAATAAAATTATTCCGATAACTACATAAACAATCGGAGTGATGAAGAGGGACAGACTCACCAGGGATCCTGCCGCTATCAAGGAGCGAATAACATTCAAACCTGCATATCGACGGGCAGCTAAGAAAACTCCGACAGGCCACAGCAACGAGCCGATAACCAGCATCCACATAATCCAATCTTGCCCAGAGTTCTCGCCATCAAGGTCATCTCTGATTCTGGTTGCTTGCCACAGTATTAGGGTTTCTATCATGCCGTCGATTCTATTATAGATTTTTTATCTGCGCAAGTTAGACCCTGTGGACCCTGTGGACCCTGTGGACCTTGAGGTCCTCTGGGATGGGAAAAGTTATTTGCAAGTTGGAGCTGATCGGGCCCTTTTTAGTTTCTCGGCCGCTCGGTTGAGAAACCTAATCCTAATAGGTCTGTCAAGTTTTGTCAACCAGTGTTGAGCTCCAGCTCCAGACAAGCCGTCAAGTTATTTGGAAGTTCGACAGCTTCGGGCCCGATCCGATCAAGAATTTTTACCCCCCGCAAATCCTGGCACCTGGTGCAGCGCCTGGAATAAGGGAAGTTATTTGGAAGTTGGTGGAGCTGGCCAGCTTCAGGGGTAAAAATTTTCGATCCGATCCGATGCGCTTTCCCTAATTGTTTGGATGTTGGAGCTGATCTGCTGCAGCTTAAGCGGGCCGCTAGCTTGGGAAAGTTATTGGGAAGTTGGATCTGATCTTAAGTGGCAGCTTAAACCTCCCTGCATTAATACCGTTGCAATTTAGGTGTAAGTTACTACGTGACACACCGTTGTAGTACAGGCGTACACGAGCGTGCCGTTATAATTTAAGAATGATTTCTGTGTTTGCGCATGCCGACCCGTCAGGTGACTGGGGTCTCCACCACGTATTACCAGCGCTCGCCGCTTTTGGGAGCACCGTTGGTATGTATCTCGTCTTAGGGCGAGCCGCTATTTCGAAGTTGGTTCGACGGGCCGCTGGGTTATTGCGCAGCTTTTGCACACGCCGTCCGCATTAAGTTCCTCGCCGCACCAGAAGCAATCCGTTGTCATAGCAGGTCATCCATTAAAGACACGCCGTCTTCAGGCACGGGTTCTTTAGTACAGTCACCGTCTCGCAATCCCATGCCGTTCTCCTCTTGACAAACCATTAATTACTAACTATGCTAGCACCTAGCATAGTTTAGTAATTAATCTATAAATCCCATGCCGCTAATGTTGCGAACAACTTGCGGCTCGTTTGATTGAAGTTTCAACAATCCGTTAACCATCTCCGCTGCTTCATTGGCGCGAGCCGTTACTCTGATGTGCTCGTCTCTTGTGCGGGCCAGCTTGATGTCATTCTCTAGCCGCTCTGCGTGCAGCTGTGCTAATTCTAAAAGTTGTTCGGTTGTCATCGTAGCTCGTCGAGCTCCTCGTCTGAGATAGCGGGTTGTTCGGAAGTTGGTACAGCTTCAGCTTGGGGGGTAAAAATTTTGGCGGGTTCCTGATCGAGCTCCAGAACAACTTCCGCATCTTGTATGGAAGTCTGATCAACGAGCTGGCCCTGGATGACATTCGCTCCTGATTTCAAACGAGCAAGCCGTTCAGCAATAATCTCAGCGGGTGTGCGGGAATCCTTTAACTCCACGCCGATGTCAATCTCCATACCAGCACGCACGCCAGCACGGTCGAGAATCTCCGTCGCCGCTTTGAGGCGGACGGGTTCAGAGACAGCGGTCTCCATAAGTTCTTCAAGTTTGTCCACAGCGTAGGGAGCAGACTGTAGGAGTTTTGCGCGGGCCCGTTCCACATCGTGAGTTGACTTGTTATTTTTACCCAGGTGCATCTTGCACAGGCTGTCATCTTTGATGCGACCCGTTGACCACAACTGGCAGCGCATGCCTTCAAATGTTGTTTCGCGACAGCGGACGGGTAGAACTCTCGGCGCTCGCTTTGCGGTAGGCGGGCCGCCAGCTTCCTGCTCTTTTATGTAGGCGCGAGTTGCCGCTACCACCCAAGGTGGTGCTTGCCGTGATGCCTCGGCATCGACCACAAGGTCAAGGCCCGTTAGGTAATCTGAGTTTGAATTCTTCTGGTCAGAGAGCAGAGCCCGTTTGGTGCTGATGGTAAGCAGACGCCGCTCTTGGAGTTGTTCCTTAGAGCGGGCCTCAATGAGATTAGTTGCGTGACCTGATTCGGTATAGACGGGTGTCCATGTGAAGCCCATGCTTCGGAGGACTCCGCGGTTGGAGTAATTATCCTCAACAACGCCGCGTTCGTGTTCGACCAATCCGTATTCAGAAAGGTCGGGCCGTAGGTCTACGGGTGTATCGATGATGGGAGCTTCGCGCTCCTCCTCATCTGGTGTTCCAAAAAGTGAGAGGCCGTCAGTCAAAATTTTTACCCCCCACTAGTTCAAGCCGAGGTGATCCCTCAGCTCTAATCTTTTAGCTGCCAATTGGTCTGCGTAGTACGCCTTCTCCGTTTTGGTGCGGTACTCCGAGTTACGCAGACGCTCCACCAAAGCCTCAATCTCGGCTTTAAGTTCGAGCTCTTTTTCAACGTGAGCTTCTAGCTGCTCTGGTGTCATTGGCATCGTAAAGTTATTCCTTTGTTAGGACTTCTTCTTAGCTGGGGCCTTCTTGGCCTTTGTTGTTTCGGCTGCAAGTTTCTTGGTTACCTCTGCTGCTGCTACGGCTGCGATGCGACCGAAAGCTGGGTCCTTCTTGTTCATCCAGCGAAGAGCCGTTGGGATGATAGATGCCCATAGAGCGTTGGCTACAAGGAGCCATTCGCCAGAACCAAAGTCAAGTGGGGAGCCCACTCCGCTGGTCTGGCTGACAATCATTACTGCGCCGATGACCTGACCTGCGAGGTTACGGAGGTAGGACTCGAGTGCTGCTTTGTTCATCGATGTATCTCTCTAAGTAGGGTTTTTTAGTTTCTACTTGGAATACAAAATAACACACATGGTTGAAAAGTTTTTTTCAAAAATGGTGTGAAACAAGAGTCCTTTAATAAGGAAAGTTTTGACAGGAAAGTCCGAAATGAGCGTAAAACACTGGGTTTTTAATTATTGAACGACACCCAAAAAGTTCTGAATAAAAAGTGATTTTATACGGCGTGTCGTTCACACATCGAGGAACTCTTCGAGCTTTTTAAGAAGGTGGCTTGCATCATCAACAAACTGGTTTTTGCCTTTGGGCCAGACGGTTTCGTCGAGTTCTTTATGTCTGTGCCAACCACCTGCTCGAGCAATCCGTAGGGCAGTGATGGCTTCTTCTCGAGTTAGGGTTATTTTATCTTTATCACTCATCAGGGGTATCCTCCTTTTCAAGGATAGGCAGTTGCTTCAAAATGTCTGGGTCATTGTCAACTATGACATCAATGGCTCGACGGATTCCAAGGGTGTAGAAACTCTTATCGTCTTCCCCCATGGAGGCTTCCCAATCTTTGACCATCTGCTCGAGTTTTTCGACCTTATCCAAAATAGCATCGTTGGATAGACCTTCGACCTTTTGGATGATTTTTTGATAAGCCTCTGGGGTGATTTCATTATTGATGGTCATGTCCCAAAGTAGGGCGGTAAGTGCTTGCTTCATCGTATCTCCTCAAGACAGGTGGTGCATAGAAGGGCATCAAAACCTGTGGCTTCATAGGACACGGTTTTGTATTCGGTCACAGCGACAGGTGAGATTTGAACATCCCCTGCTGGAGTTGCTTCGACCCCACACTTATCGCATTTGACTTCGGCAATCCACTCAACGTTTTTGTCTGCGCTAAAGGATGCAGCAAGTCCACGAGTCAAAGCGTGTTCTGCTCCAGGACCACTGGTCTTTCTCAAGAACAATCTGGTGTCCTCAACAAGGACGACTGGTCTCATGTTTTTGCATGGGCAGTAGTAGCGGCTTGGTACACATTGGATAACACCCGATTCTGTGGAGTGTTTGTTTATAGCGTGTCCACACAAACAGATTCGCTTGTCTGAACTTGGTTTGCGAGTCAAGGCTTGATCGACCTCAACTGCTTCTTCTGCGTTTATGCCTAACATGGCAAGTGCATTTCTAGCGTTTGTCATTGTCGTCTCTTTCGTCTCTCATGAAGTTCCATCCCATGATGTTCTTGAATTGAACATCCGTTTCTGCTCGCTCAATAAGTTGACCGAACATTCGCTCGAGGAACTCAGATTTTCTTTTAGCTTCTTTGTACTCTCGTACAGCAGAAATTATGAAGACTGCAAGTAGCACTCCAAAAAAGTTTGCAGTTGCAATTATCAATATCTCAATCCAGTTCATTGGTCACCAACCTTCAATAACCCATGAGCCAGTAACTCATCGACAACCCAGCTTGCATCTTGGGTTGCAATCTTTAGCCACTCATCTGCATCAAGTGGAATCCTTGTAGGAAACCATTCCTTCATCAAACGACCAGCAACTATGTATTTAACTCTCTCAGGAGTAACTATCATTCCGTCATTCATAAAAGTATTATTACCTTTCGACCTAACACTTGTCAACCCAAATCCCCTAACTTTTTTTGACTTCTCTACAACCATACACTATATTTAAATACTACCATACACTACTTCTTAATTTTATAAATTTCAACCCAGTTTTCTAGGGGGTGAAACTTTTTTATCGTACGCGTCTAGAAAATAGGTTAAGATTTATATTATTAAGTATAGTTTTTAGTTGTACTATCGTCAAAAATTAAAAGTTTTTTGTTTTTTCCTGATAGTACTGACCTTCCTGCAAAAACATGTACTATCGTCAAAAATTAAAAAACTTTACGATTTCAACGATAGTTATTTAAAATAACTATCAGCTTTTAAAAGATGGAAGGGCTTTTTTGACGATAGTTATTTTTCTTTAAAAAAGTGCAGGAAGGTAGATACTATCGTCAGAAATTGAAAAACCTTTTAATGTTTTTGGCGCTAGTACAACCAAAGACCATACACTAGATTTGAATAAGACTTAACTTAGAAATGTCGACATTTAGACTGTAAAAATGACAGCCTTATGGTGCTCAACCCTAATCAGAGGGTGGAGCCAAATCTTGTAGCCAGCCTCCTTAGCCCCCACACACCAAGAGTAGTCCTCCCCAAACATGACAGGAAAATCTGCCCCCTCAATCTCAGTCTCCCTAATCCGAAACCAAGGACGTTGCATCTTCTTGAAGACCTCAGCCTTGACGGCTACAAATCCAAAGCCAACCCCATCGACCATGACAGGTTCTCCCTCTAGAAGAAATTCGGTGGCGTTTAAGGAGACAGGGTGTCCATTACTGTTCAGACGCATAGCCGAAATCCGTCCATCTCGACCCACCGCAACCATCCCAGAGAGGATGTCCTTGTCCGACTGGATAAGGGCTTCAAAGGCTTCGACAGACCAAGAGATGTCGGAATCTATCCACACAATCTTTTCGCAGGTGAACTTCTCACCCCCAAAGGAGGTAGCCTCCCAATCTGACCCATAACTATCTGTAGCAGTGTTCTCTCTAGCACTTGGAACAAAGCTCGAAAATTGAGAGACGAAGTGATAACTCAGACCTTTTTTGCTCAGCCATTTAGTAGTTTCAATAAGGCTTTTTACAAAGTCAGCCTTCATATCAGAGCCTGGAGTTGCAATCACTATGTTGTAATGCTTCTTTTCCATGGCACCACACTATAGGATGAACCCATGAAAAAGAAGAAAACGACAGACTTTAATGACGAATTGCCCGCTGGCTCAGCGGTCTTAGAACATACAGACATCCTTATCCATAATGTTCATGAACCTGATAGGTGCGGCAAAGAGTTCTGTACCGTTCACAACCGCTCTAATCACCACATGCGCTCCTTCCCTCAATACTGGAGAAGTGACATAGGGGTTATGGAGAGGACATGCTCGCATGGCGTTGGACACCCAGACCCAGATGAATTTGCAATTGCAAAGGACATCTATCTAGCAATCCACGGATGCGACGGATGTTGCCAAGCTCCCACACAACTTGTAGTACGCAGAGATTTAAGGAACTTAGGAAAATGAATATTCAAAGTATCAAAAATGCTTTAGCCATCGAAATGATGAAGGGTGGAGGTTGGGACCCCGATCATCCAGAAGAGCACCCCATTGAATGGGACTTGACTCGACCAGATAGTCAATACTCCATGGCTGTTGACCAAGCATCTAAAGTTACAGATTTTATTCTGCAACAGATTATGAATATGTCAGATGAATCAGATGATGAAGAAGAAGAGTTGGAAGAGTATGAATTTGGACCTCTTCATAGAAACCAAACTAATACAACATCTGCCTCACTTTTTATTTTTATGGATGCAGGTACAGGCAATCCACGTTATGTTTCCGATGTTCGTAAGTGGTTAGAGAATGTCGACAAAGCAGGTATCCCAGATAACACAGAAATCGAGGGACAGTTATATTTAGATTATGACCTTAACGGCATAATTGAAACTATTGAATGTGGAGAGTGTGGAACAAGAGATATGCTTATCTCCACCTGTGGGCATTGATGCTCAATCCTAAAAATCTAGCAAGACTATTAGACAAAAATACTAATAAACCTTTGACCTACATATCAGGTCCTATGACAGGGTTACCTGATTTTAACCGCCCAGCATTCAATAATGCTGCAGACTATCTACGCTCACAAGGGTTAAATGTGTGGAATCCTGCAGAGGAGTTTGACTCAAACTATCTATATCCACGTAAGGTTTACATGCGCCGAGACATCGAAGCACTTTTAAAGTGCGACTCAATCGTGATGTTGAACGGGTGGGAGAAATCTTCTGGTGCTCGTTTAGAGCTTGAAATAGCTCGAGAATTGGAAATGAACATCTTCTACTTAGGAGATAATAATCTATCTAAGGAGACTACAAAATGAGACCAACACCAGAAAAGCTTCCAGAAAACTTGCGTGACAAGTGTCCATATTGTGGACGTCCTAGGGAATACGACGATGGTCACGGTCGTCCACGCTGCCCAAAGCAGGGATGCGCTGGACAGCACTCAGGCTGGAATAAGTAGTAGTTTCAGCAAGACCAAAAGCTTTGCAATAACTAGTCTACGCAAGTAGGCTAAATCATCAACCCATAAACAGAACAACTGTCAGGAGACAACAACGTGAGTATCGCTTTCTCTTTTTCACTATCAAAAGATTTCGTAGCAACATATAAAGAGAAGAAAGCGCCATTTGGTTATCGCGATGCTGGTGGAAACTCCGTTGGTGAAATTACATTCCTTCGCACTTACTCTCGTAAGAAAGAAGATGGAACTAAAGAGACTTGGGCTGAAGTCTGCGAGCGCGTAACCAACGGTACATACTCACTTCAAAAAGATTACGCAAAGTCTCAACGTCTTCCTTGGAACGATGCAAAGGCACAATCCTCTGCTAAAGAATTTTTTGATCGCCTATTCAACTTGAAGTGGACTCCACCAGGACGTGGACTTTGGGTTATGGGTACAAGCATTGTCAACGTACAGAAGAACTCTGCTGCACTTCAAAACTGCGCATTTGTTTCTACTGCAGAGATGACAAAGAACAACCCAGCAAAACCATTTGCATTTCTTATGGAAGCATCAATGCTTGGCGTTGGTGTTGGCTTTGACCAAGTAGGTGCAGACAAGGACTTCACTATTTATGAGCCACAAGGTGAAGAGGCTTACGTTATCCCTGACACTCGTGAAGGATGGCAGGAGTCAACCGTTGCACTTATTAACTCTTTCCTTAAGGAAGGACAGAAGGCTCTAGTTTTTGATTACTCAGAGATTCGTCCATACGGTGCACCTATTGCAACCTTTGGTGGAACAGCATCTGGTCCAGACCCACTCATCCTTCTTCACGATGTTATTCGCAAGATGTTCACTGGTCGTGCAGGTGGCAAGCTCACACGCACAGATATTGCAGATATTGGTAATTTGATTGGTCGTTGTGTAGTCTCGGGCAATGTTCGTAGAAGCGCAGAAATCCTCATTGGTGACATCAATGACGAAGACTTCCTCAACCTCAAAAATGCAGAGCGTTTCCCTGAGCGCAACTCATACGACCCAGAAAATCCAGGGTGGGGTTGGATGTCAAACAACTCAGTCGCAGTTGAAGTTGGAACTGACTTCAACCCAATCATTGATGGAATTGTCCGCAATGGTGAGCCTGGCGTTATCTGGATGGATACGTCTCGTCAGTACGGAAGATTGGCAGACCCAATCAATAACAAAGACTGGCGAGTCGCAGGTTACAACCCTTGTGCAGAACAGTCTCTCGAATCATATGAAATGTGTACGCTCGTTGAAACTTACCTCAACCGTCACGACTCACTCGAAGACTACAAGCGAACACTCAAGTTTGCTTACCTCTACGCCAAGACTGTAACTCTTCTCCCAACGCACTGGGAAGAGACAAACGCAATCATGCAGCGTAACCGTCGCATTGGTACATCTATGTCAGGTGTTGCAAACTTTGCAGATACAAAAGGTCTTCCAGTTCTACGTAAGTGGATGGACGAAGGCTATGCAGTTGTGAAGAAGTATGACGAGGTTTACTCAGAGTGGCTTGGAGTTCGTGAGTCAATTAAGACCACAACTGTTAAGCCATCAGGAACAGTGTCAATCCTTGCAGGTGAGTCACCAGGAGTTCACTGGACTCCAGGTGGAAAGTTCTTTAACCGTGCAATTCGTTTTGGTAACAACGACCCAATGCTTCCGTTGTTTAAGATGGCTAACTACACAGTTGAACCTGCATCAGAGTCACCAGAGACAACATCAGTTGTTTACTTCCCAATCAAGTCAGATGCAGAGCGTGCAGAAAAAGACGTTACCATCTTTGAAAAGATGTCACTTGCTGCAATGGCTCAACACTGGTGGTCAGATAACTCTGTATCTGTCACAGTCTCATTTGATCCCGAGAAGGAAGGCGAGCATGTAGGCACAGTCCTTCACATGTACGACGGACAGCTCAAGACTGTTTCATTCCTTCCATCAGGAAACTTTACTTACCCACAGATGCCTTACACACAAATCACCGAAGAAGAATACGAGGCTTCAGTTAACAAGATTTTCCCAATTGACTTCGATGGTGTTTACGCTGGACTTGCATCTGACGCAATCGGTGAGGCTTACTGCACCACAGATGCTTGCGAGATAAAACTAGTCGTGGAGAACAACAAGTAATGAGTCAAGTAGTTATTTACACAATGCCTAATTGTGTCCAGTGCAATGCAACCAAAAAGTATTGCGATGATAAGAACATCGAGTACACAACCGTTGACATTAGTACTGACCCAAGTGCTTACAACCTTGTCTCCTCTTTAGGCTACAAGCAAGCACCTGTCGTTATAGCGGGGGATAGCCACTGGGCTGGCTTTAGACCAGATATGCTTGCGACCCTCCACTAAAGGACAGACAATGGCAACCTACGAGTACAAGTGCAAAAATGAGCATCTTCAAGAGGTTCGTCGTCCCATGACAGCCCCTGAAGAGGATGTCGTTTGCGATACATGCTCTGAGCCTATGAGTAAGATATACCACCCAGCTCCGACAATTTTTAAAGGTTCTGGGTTCTACTCAACTAGGAAATAGAATTAATGTTGGGCGAGCCTATTGACGTGCCAGTAGGCTCCCCTTCATACTTGGCTCAAAGGGGGTAATAATGTTATTTACACAAGGTGACGTTGTTGCGATTATTATTGCGTTATTAGGATGTTTAACAGTAATGGGGCTATTCTGGAGACAGAATGTTGCACTACAAAAACAAAACATTAGGCTCAGAAAGCGTATTGTTGAGTTAGAAGCAAAATCTACTCGTAGTAGATAAAATGCTATGATTGAATACCAAAGCATAAGGAAGGACAAAGATGGCAATTCAAGTACCGCACTTCGATGACCCGAAGGAAAAGATTGCATGGATTCGTGCAAAGACAGTAGAGCTTTCTGTAAATAGCGATAACCCTGCTATTGAAGAAGACCGTGCATCTCTTGATGCTGTTTATAAGGCAGCACTTGAAGAGGCTGATCTTGCAGAGTGGACACCTACTGAAGCTCAGCGTCATCCAGAGGTTGACCCATTTGTTGAAGAAGTTCTTGCTCCACCAACTGAACCAACAGAATAGTTGGAACGCTTAAAAGAATTCTTAGAAACAGACCTTGTGAATCTTTCACAGGGTCTTGTTTCTATTTCTAGAGCAACAACTCATGACTCTGCAAAAGTAAAAGAAGTTTATGATAGAAACGCTCATCTTATTGAGCCTTATCGTTTAGCTCCTGAAGAAGGTGCTGTTCTTAAAGTTTTTAACATCTTCTGGCAATTTCATGTTTGTGGTCAGATAGTTCTTCAAATTAAAGACAACAAGGGAGTTATTAGTTATTGGGTTGATTCCCAACTATCTAATAGGAACATCGCCACTAACGCTGTAATCCTTTTGAAAGAGTATGCATTTGATGTACTTAATCTTTCATCTTTAGAAGCCTACATTCTTTCAATAAACGAACGAAGTATTCGAGTTATTGAAAAGTCAGGCTTCTACAAAACAGAATCAGTTTACAAAGCCAACACCCCAGCAAACTCCTCGGTTTTACATTTAATCTATAAAACACAGCCAGAAGACTTGTAATAATGAAATTAGGGATTCTCCCTGTTTTGTTAGTGTAAGGAACAAATTGGCAAAAACTCAATACCCAATTGATGGGAAAAAAGGCAAGGCTTGGAAAATTACGAGCCCTTTCGGATGGAGAATACATCCAATCGAAAAAACAAAAAAGCATCATAATGGCGATGACATTTGGGGATCTAACCCAAAGATATATTGCGAAGCATGGCATGACGGAACTGTTGTCTATGCAGGTACTTCAAAGTTAAAAAACCCTGACGGCTCTATTGGTGGAGTTGGTTATTATGTAGACCTTCGTAGCAAGATTGATGGTAAGTGGTACGTCGCTCGCTACGGTCACATGGTCGAAGGTTCACTAAAAGTTAAGACTGGTCAGAAGGTTGAAGCTGGAACAATTCTTGGCATCATGGGAAACACAGGAGCTTCTGCTGGAAGACACCTTCACTTTGAAATTGTTGAAGGTAAAGTCCACCGCTGGGATTTAAACGGTAAAGGTTTTGTTAGCCCGATTGCTTTTGTTGAAGCAGTTATGTCTTTTGAAAAGTTAAAAACCTCTGCGCAAGAAACTACACCTGACACTGGTGCTGTTGACACTACACCTCCTAGCTTTGATGTAAGTAGTTTAGAAGCAAAAAAGAAACCAAAAGGAAAACTAGTAAACCCTGTACCTTCCTTTAATTCAAAGCCTAAAAAGAAAAAGCCTTAAAAGAACTGGTGTTCTAACTTAAAGTCGCATCTTTCTAGTTGACTTAGTATTTTTATACAATTTTTAACTAGAAAGATGCACTTTAATGGCTAAGTCACAATTTCCAATTGATGGTGTTCCAGGTAAAGACTGGAAGGTAACCAGCCACATGGGTTGGCGTGTTCACCCTGTCAAAAAGCAGCGCAAACACCACAACGGCACAGACATCGTTGGTAAGGGTGGAAAGACCTACATCGAAGCATGTTTTGATGGCAAGGTCACTTATGCAGGTCCATCTCAAACTAAGATGGACAACGGAGAGCCAAGCGGTTTTGGCTACTATGTAAAAATTACCAGCCAAGTAAATGGACAGTGGTATAGCCATTTGTATGCCCATCTTGAGAAAAACTCACTTCAAGTTAAGACAGGGCAGAAGGTGACTGCTGGAACTGTACTGGGTGTCATGGGCACTAGTGGCATGAGCACTGGTGTACATTTGCACCTCGAGGTATGGAAAGGAAAAACGCACGGATGGTCAGACGATGGATCAGGATTTTTGGAGCCAACGGAGTTCATCAAGAGTGTAATTGCAAGCGAGAAGGTAGCTGCAACTGCACAGTTACCGACTCCAGAGGATGTAGTTGTGCCGCTAGCTCCGACCAACGAGAAAGCTCCCGTCACGAAAGCATCACCCTCTGCGGATGTGAAAGCAAAGCCATCCTCCACACCTGCTCCTGCGGCAACTGCTAAGGTTCATAAGGTTGTATCTGGAGACACTCTTACCAGAATTGCTGCTTCCTACAAGACAACAATTGCTGTTCTTGTGAAGCTTAATGGTATAAAAGACCCAAACAAAATCAACGTTGGTCAAACAATTAAACTCCCTTGACACCTTAAGGTCTAGCACATAGACTGCAGGTAAAAGAAACAATAACGACAGGAAGACAAAACGACATGTCATTAGCTCTCACATGCGACGGACCCAGCTGTACTGCATCCGTTCCCAATACTTACGCCAATAAAGCAGCATGGGTTCTTATCTCCCATAAAAATGCAGACAAACATTTTTGTTCATGGAACTGCACTATTGCTTTTGTAACAGAAGTAGATGTCCTAGACGGTTTTAGCGATTAGTAGGGTAGGCTTTCAATATGGGAAGAAAGTTAATCAAATTCGGTAAAAGCCACGACTACCCAGACACTCCTATTCCTATTAGGAATGTCGTACCTGACTGGTATAAAAAGTCTCCCCGTTTTATTGATGGTAAAGAGGCAAGTTACATCAATACAGAAAAAGGGTTACGCCCCAACATTGGCATGAAGATGTGCGTTCCTTTTTTTGATTCAATGATTTCTGGCTATACCGCCACACTTTGGCAAGATGTTCTTGTAACTAGACGTCCTGATGGTTTAAAAACCGAGTGGATAGTTGAACCAATTCCTATGATAGAAAGAAGCGTTCATGGAATGGAATTGCTGCCAATTCCAGCAGGTCATCATCATACTCAATATGCATGGGTAACACCTTTCTCAATTCAAACTCCACCAGGTTATAGCGTTTTGATTACTCATCCATTTAATAGATTTGATTTGCCGTTTACTACTCTTACAGGTATTCATGATTCGGATGCGATTATGCCTCATGGTCATCTTCCGTTTTACATCAAAGACAACTTTGAAGGAGTCATTCCTGCTGGAACTCCTATCTACCAAATTTTCCCATTTAAACGTGACAACTGGGACTCAGAGTTTGACCCTTCTTTAGCCGATAAAGCAGACAAACGTATGTGGCAAGGTATGACCAAATTGTTTGGTCATTACAAACAAAACGTATGGAAGAAGAAGGAGTACAACTAATGGACCTTCGAGATATAAAAGATGTCACTATTTTAGGTGGAGGGACCGCAGGATGGCTTGTTGCTCTCTATGCAAAAACGGTTCTTCCGACAAAAAAAGTAACTCTTATTGAGTCAGACAAGATTGGCATTCTTGGTGCAGGAGAAGGTTCAACTCCTCAGTTAATTTCATTTTTAGATGTACTTCAAATTCCTATTTCAAAACTTATTCAAGAAGCAGACGTAACTATAAAAAATGGAATCAAGTTTACAAATTGGAATAATGGTGGAAAGTCAGATTGGTTCTACCACCCATTTGTAGGGTACGGCAACTGTGCAGCTAGTAACGTATCTCTTGAGAGATATGTTTCAGGAACACCAACAATTTTTGCGGAAGCTGCAAAGTTAAAAGAGTCACAAGATGAGTGGTGTTTTATAACTCGCTTATGTGAGCAAAATAAAGTTTCTTTTAAAACAATTCAAAATCAAATGTATTCAGCAGAAGATCCTGTTCTTCAATTTGAAAAAATGGGATCTTTTTCTTTACATTTTGATGCTAGGAAGCTGGCAAAAACTTTATCCGAAATTGGTCAAGACAGAGGGATTATTCACGTTGAAGGGGTTGTAGAGGACTACACAACTGATGATGAAGGCTATGTAACAACTTTAAAGTTGGAAAATGGAGAGTCTATAAAGACAGACTTTATTTTTGACTGCAGTGGCTTTAAGTCTTTTTTTAGCAAGAAGTTTAATACTAAGTGGATATCTGCAAAACAACATTTAACAGTTAATGCTGCTATGCCATTTTTTATTGATATGGATTCAGAAATTCCTCCGTACACAGAAGCTGTTGCAATGAAATACGGTTGGATGTGGATGATTCCTTTGCAGTCTCGCTACGGATGTGGCTATGTCTTCAACAGCGACATGATTGATGACGAGCAAGCAAAAGAAGAAATTATTGAGTTCCTTGGCTATGACCCAGAGTGGCCTAGAGAGAAATCATTCTCATGGGAGCCAGGTTATTTAGAAGAGCCTTGGAAGAAGAATGTCTATACTGCAGGTCTTTCAGCAGGGTTCGTTGAGCCATTAGAAGCAACTTCTATTTGGACAACTATCATTGACTGGACTAGTGCAATTCTTGGTAACACCGAACTTATGTATATCAAAGACCAAGGTGTTATCGATGATTTCAATGCTTCGTGGCGTAAAAATCAGGAAGAAGTTATTGGATTTATTTACGCTCACTACATGAGTGGTAGGACTGATACAGAGTTCTGGAAGCACTACACATACGAGAATGCTCCAGCAAAAGCCAAGCAATACTTAGACATTAACAACAAGCGAGCTTTTATTGTTAATGACTTTATTGACCACGCATTCTTTGAAATTGATTCATGGTCTTATATTTTGCTTGGCATTAAAAATCAAAAGTTTATCGATAACCATAAACTCTTTGAGTTTTACAACTTTACTAGAACTTTTATGGAACAAAGATATATTAGTTTTAAAAAGTTAATTCAAACCGTTGCAGATTTTGAAGCAGTCAGTCATAAAGAGTTCCTAGAGAGAATGAAAGAACAGTAATGGATTTTTCCAAGTTTCCATACGTTAGAGACTTAGGCGGACATATTATCGATGTTCGTCGATTAATTGACCCTAACGAAAAAAAGTGGGGCGCGACTAATCTTTCTATTGGAAACTATAAAAATAAGTATGTTGGAGCTTTACGCTCTAGCAACTATGTCATTCTTGACAATGGGACTTACCATGTCACTGAAGGCAACCTAATAACCTCAAAGATTTATTGGGGAGAGTTCAACAAAGAGTTCAAACTAGAAAAGCTAAGACTAATTGACACCTCAATTGCTGGAGATTTTAAACGAGGGCTCGAGGACCCAAAGGTTTTCTACCGCGATGGTGCATGGCACTTAACCTGCGTAGTAATGGATAAAGGAGACTTTCCTTATGCACGAATGGCTATTGCTAGGCTAGACGCCAAATGTACTAAGTTTGTTGACTTTAAGATTTTTGCAGGTATGGATACCCAGCGTCCAGAAAAAAACTGGATGACTACATATGATAAAAATCCTTATTTTGATTTTATCTATGGACCAAACTCCACAGTTCAAAACAACATGTTGACTTCGCTATTTTCAGATATAAAGCAGCTGTCTCAACTAAGAGGCAATACAAACTTGCTACTCCTTGAAGACGGGACCTACCTTGGGGTTATGCACAGAACTTTTATTAAAAACGAGGCTAAGTGGGCCCCCGAAAGGTTTAGCACTCAAAACGCTGCAGTCCGAAACTACATCCACTACTTTGTAAGGTTTGACTCCAAAGGCAGTATTTTAGAGATTTCAAAAGGCTTCCAGTTCTTCAAATCTGGAATTGAATTTGCAGCAGGATTGGTAGCCCATAAAGATAACTTCCTAATAAGTTTTGGAAGAGATGATGTATCTAGTCATATTGCTGTTATGCCAAAAGAGCTAGTTTTAAAATCACTCATTCCAATCGAGTATTAGAATCGTTGTATGACCCTGCTAGGTTCTGGCACTCAAAGCCAAGAAGACACTCGCGTCCTATTTGAGGAAGGCGATCACGAGCGGTACGCCCACTACGCCCCAAAAGATGAAATTATGGAGGCGCTAGTTAATGGCACACCGATTATGGCTTTATGCGGAAAGATTTGGGTACCATCCCGAGACCCAAAAAAGTTTCCTGTTTGCCCCATGTGCAAAGAGATTTTTGAGCATATGAGCCATGAGTGAAACAACACAAATAATAAAGCTTGAAGACAAACCTCTAGAGTATGTAACTCTTCGAGAGCAGTGTGACTCCTGCGGTCATCAAGCTTATTATCGAATCACTTTTGAAGCAGGTCATCTATTTTTCTGTAGGCATCACTACATGAAGCAAGAAGACAACTTCTTTGAAAAGGCTTTAGATATTGTTGATGAGTCTGAATTACTTTGAAGGCTTTGTAAAGTCTTCGATAGTAAATCCGTCAGTTCTTTCAAGAACTACATAGGTATAGTCAAACAAACTTAAGTTAGTTTCAAGATTATCTAGTACCTGCTTTACAGGAAGCTCTCCACAAGTGTACAAATCGAACTGGACTTTTGAAGGCTTGTCCTCGTCCCAAATGTGCATTGCAATGTGAGAAGTTTCAATCATAACTACTGCGGTTAACCCGCGATTACCTTCAGCAGTTACGTATGAAGCGTAAGGTCCTTGAATGACCTTCATGTCAATTGATTCAACTAGATTGCGCATCCAGTCAATAACAACTTGTTCATCAGTCGGGGGATTTAGTGTCCAACCGTTCACTAGCAAATGATTGTGTAAAGGCATATCTTTACCTCTCTTCGTAATTTGTCTTACCTTACAGTTTAGTAGAATAGTACTTTATGATTAAAAAGTGGTGGAAACTCACCGTGTTTCCTTTGTTTATTGTATTATTTCTTACTAGTTCTAGCATAGTCTCAGCAAAAGAAAGTGTTCATTGGAAGACTCAAAAAACCCAATGGATAAAAGCTAATTCATGGAAGACTCTTGATTTTGATGGAAAAACATCAATTAGCAAGATAAGTAAAAGCAGAGCACTTTATTGCACACAAGTGGGGCTAAAATTTCCCGCAAAGAAACCCGATTATATTAAAGTCAGATTTGCCAGAGTTCTCCCCAATGGAAGCTTAGATACAACTGCAACTAATACATGGGTATTAGGTAAGAAAGCACCAGAGACATGGCATGGCTCAATATGTTGGGCGATTAGCACAGAGCACCCAGTAAAGGTGCAAATCAAAATAAAAGGTAAGGGGAGTTACGAATCCCACTTACGGCAGTTTAAAGCGTGGAGTCCGAACTCTGATCTTCCTCAGATGCTGGAGTAGTTTCTAGAACCTCTTCTGCTTCTTTCATGTCATGGCGGGTAAGACCAAGGTCATAGGTCTGCTCACCCTCGTCAGCCTCGCGTACGACAGTAAAGCCACCGTCACGCCATACAACAGTTGGGACAGGCATAATGTCCTTGCATGCGCCATCGACCATGCAGTCTTGAATGTGGTTAGCAAACACACGGGCATTATTTGGGTAGCTGTGATAGCCGCAGATACATTTCATAGTTTTATTCTACATCCAATCCCTTGGCCTTACGGCCCGCTCTGGTCTTAACTTTATTATGAACCCGACGGATTTTATCAACATGGAAGGACCTTAATGTCTTATAACCTGCTGGCCCTCCCACCACATCTACCCACTCAGAACCAGTTTTTGGGTTCAAGACGTGCTTTATGAAATTGAATCTGCCTCGCTCTCCTTTGATGGAAAGCTCTGACCCTTGCTTGACATGTCTTCCATGGATGACTATCTCGCTCGAAGTAATCCAATGAGCAGTCGGGTTAGGCGTTGGATTAGAAGGTTCAGTCGTTTTTTTCCTGCGTCCCATTTTGTTATCATACCTTCTTCCTCTACTAAAGTCAAATTCCTTTATTACTTTATACTTTAATAATGGCTACAACACCAAACAACAATGTTTCTAAACCTTCTCGCGATCAAATCAACGCGTTTCGTTCAGACATGTTTGGACGTACCAAGGTCTCTGATGCTTTTACTTTATTTGACGCCTCCCACAGATACAGTCAAAACGGAGATTTTAGCGACGTAACCTCTGGTACCGCTTCAGCAACTCACATCCCAGAACAAAGCACAGCTGCTTTGACTGTTGGAACTGCTTCTGGTGACAAGCTTTATAGAGAAACAAAAAAGGTTTTTTCATACCAACCAGGTAAATCATTACAGGTTTTGCAGACTTTTGTTTTTGCTCCAGCTAAAACAAATCTTCGTCAAAGAGCAGGATACTTTTCAGTCCACAATGGTTTTTATTTAGAGCTTGATGGAACAACCGTTAACTTTGTAAGACGTTCTTATGCAAGTGGCAATGTTGTCGAAGTTCGAGTCCCTCAATCTGAATGGAATCTAGACAAACTTGATGGCACTGGTCCTTCAGATGTACTTCTTGACTTAAGTAAGGCACAGATTCTTTGGTCTGAGTATGAGTGGCTTGGTGTAGGTTCAGTTCGTCTTGGTTTTGCTATTGACGGTATTTTTATTGAGGCTCACCAGTTCAACCACGCAAACAACATAGACACGGTTTATATGACTACCGCTTCACTTCCCTGCAGATATGAAATTGAAAATACAGGGACTACTGCTTCATCAAGCACAATGAAGCAAATCTGTATTTCAGTTATTTCTAACGGTGGGTATCAAAAGCAGTCAATCTCTTGGACAGCATCTCGTACTACAGCTGTTTCAGTTGGAACTACTTATTACCCACTTGTAGCAATAAGACTTGCAGCTGGTCGAGAAGACTCCGTTATTCTCCCAGCTAACTTTGCTGCACTTCCATCAACTGATGGAAACTTTGTTATTTCTCTTATTAGAAATCCAGCCTCAATAACTGGGGGAACTTGGTCAACCCATTCAAACGACAATATTGAATATAATAACTCAGCAACTTCTATGAGTGGCGGAACTGTTGTGGGTGAGTATTTCTTAGCTGGCGGTTCTGGTCCAGGTAACTCAGGGAAGAGTGCTGCAGTTGGTCTTGACATCAATGGGCTAGCAAACTTTGCTTTGCAACTTGGAAGAACTAATGCATCAAGCGTTGGCGGCCCAGTAAGTGATGTTTATGTTGTAGCAGCAAAAACTCTTTCAGGGACTGGAAGCGTTGTCGGTTCAATTTCTTGGTTTGACTTACTCTAAATAACCTGGACTTTTTTCACTTTCTCTGATAGCGTCGAGCTATGGAGAGTTGGCAAAAGCTACTGAGGTCAGACACCCCTCTAACCTCTTATGTAGAGATGGACAGTCTTACGCGGGACTTGGTCCGTCCCTTCGATTACGAAACAGACGGTATTTCAACCTTTCACCCGTTTGTTCTTCCAGAACTTCCTAGTGAGTTTAACCTTGGCGTAATCGTTGGTGCCTCTGGGACAGGTAAGTCAACTCTCCTCCAATCTTTTGGAAATCCAGTAGTCACAAAATGGGACTCAACTAAATCAATTGCTTCACACTTTAAAGACCCAGTAGATGCAAATGAAAGACTTTCGGCTGCTGGATTAATGTCAGTACCTGAGTGGGTTAAGCCTTACAACGTTTTGTCGAATGGTCAGAAGTTTCGAGCTGACTTAGCAATATCTTTGCAAAGTGGTGCTGTCATTGACGAGTACACCTCAGTAGTAGATAGAAACGTAGCCAAGGCTGCTTCAACATCAATGTCTAAATACATCCGTCGCAACAACATAAAAGGAGTCGTACTGGCTACAGTCCACCGCGACATCCTTGAGTTCCTTGAGCCAGATTGGGTCATAGACACCGACCGCGGCGAGTGGACCTCAGGAAGGTATCTTCAACGACCTGAACTGGTTCTCGACATTTACCCTGCCCACAACAGCGTTTGGAGCTACTTCGCTTCGCACCACTATCTCTCGCAGCAACTCAATAAAGCCTCACACAGCTACGTGGCTATCTGGGAACAACAGTTAGTTGGTTACGTAGCATCCATGACTTACCCTTCAGGTACCGTACAAAATGCATGGCGTGAACATCGCTTAGTTGTACATCCTGATTATCAAGGACTTGGTTTTGGACCAAAGATTTCTGAAGCAGTTGCTCAACATTACTTAAGCAATAATAAAAGATATTTTTCTAAGACTTCTCATCCTCGTTTAGGAGAATATAGAGACACTTCTCCATTATGGAAACCAACTTCAAAAAATCACATGAAGCGTTCAGATGGACGTATACATCGTGAAAACATGCGGTGGGAATTAAATCCAAATCGATGGTCTTATTCTCACGAATACATTGGAAAAAATGACTAATCTGTTACAGGTCTACACTGACTATATGAGCGATATGAACTCTCCTGACTCTCCGCAGGAAGAGCCAAAAAAGGACTCTGTTGATTTTAATCAACTAGAGATTGAGCTTGGCATGTCTTCTTTGGACGAAGATGCAGCTCAAATGCATGAACTTTTTAAGTCTCTAGTTAAGGCAGGATTTAGAGAGCGTCAAGCTCTTCGCCTCGTTGCTCTAATTATCACCGAGCATGATGTTTTAGATGAAGCAATAGTTTTTCAGTCAGACATTGATTTTGATGACTCTGATGAGTCAGAGATAGATTTCGACGAAGAAGAGTAGTCGTGGAAGAGCAAGATCAAGATAGGTTTGACTATCTCTTCGAACTCCTCCTTGAGATGGGTGCTGTAGAGTTTTATGGCATATCACCTGATACAGGTGAAGCGGTCTACAAGATAACTGATGTTTGCGAAGAGCTATTCCCTGAGCTTTGGAACATGCAAGTACAGCATGTAGGAGAAACCGCCAATGCCCTATGGCAAAAAGGCTTAGTTGAAATAAACCTTACAGTCTCAGGTGAGACAGTTTATTTTAGAGAGCATAACTATAATAAATATCTAGAATTAAAAGATTCCCTGTCAGTAGAGGAAAAATCTTTTATTCAAGTTTTTCTTGACGATATGTAATACTATGGTTCATATCCGAGTAGGAGGTAGAAATGGCTTACGCAAGATTTTTTTCTGATGATGTTTATGTATATGCACATTCATCAGGCGGAGTAGTCTGTCAAATGTGCAGCTTCGGTGACATGATTGAAACTTTTTATAAAGCTGAATCAACTCAAGAAATGATTGACCACCTCAAGGCTCATCAAAAAAAGGGTGACTCTATGCCTTCAAATATTTTTGACATGCTTTGGGCAGATGACGCTGAAAACTACCCAACTAAAAAGAATTAGAAGTTTTTTACGTCTCTTAAACTTCTCATAGTTTCTTCTATATGAGGCGGAAGATTAGTTGGAATAATTGTATTGTTTTCGTAATTTTCATCTTTTCTTGGAGTCATAATGACTGTCTTACCTGCATCGTTTGAGTATGCCCGAGGATTTCTTTTGTTTCTCCAGATTTCTGGACCAACTTCTTCCCATTCAGCTGGGTGAGCAGTTAGAGGTTTTAAGTTGTCGTGCCTCATAAGCTTTTCTAAAATTTCTGGTGTGAAATAAATAGTGTCTTGGTTGTGGGAAAATTCTGTAAAGACGTCTAACACCTTTAAGTAAAACTCTTTGTAAATTGGCTGTTCGTCAACAATATCAAGCTCAGTCTTGGCATGACGCATCCATTCTTCTTTGCTGTATTCAAATGCCATCGTTATTTCTATTCCTTACGTTGTCGTTGTACCACTGTCTGCCTTCGACAATACTATTGACGAATACAGGCTCACCTAAGTCTACCGAAGCAAACCAGTCATACCACTTAGGCAGACAGTCTATGTATGGCCCATCTAGTAAAGCAAAAGGCACCCCATAGGCATGTGCAGTCATAGCAGCATGCATAGAGCCAGCTAGTACAAATCTTGCACCAGAAATCTTGTGAACTATACGTATAGTGTCGTCAAGAGTTTCAACTACTGCACTATAAATTTCATCTGCTCCATACTCATGAGCAGTAAATTCATTATATTCAGACGGGTCTTTTAGATGGCGCATTACAAATGCCAAACCATTAGGTTGAGCTTTTGTCAGTAGTTCAGGAAGAACATAGGCAGGGTCTCTTGTAAATTCAACATCTATCCCATGTCTTGCTAACTCAGCTTGAGTGTTTGGGCCACGCACAGTCCTAAACTCACAGAGCTCAACAAGACTGCTATCTAACTCTTCGCCTCTCCACCCACATGTAATAAAAACTGGTTTTAATCCAAGTCTTAAAGTTTCTTCTATTATTTCATTACATATAACGCTTCCCAAAGGGAAGTACATGTGGTCTTGGTTTTCTGCCCACATTTTATAAATAGAGGGTGGCGTTATTAACTCAGCCAGCGCATCGCCATAGTTCCTGACAACGCCATCCATCTTCCACTCGTATATCACCCAACAACCCTACCCTCTCCCCCTCACCTTTATTTCTCGCAACGCCGATGCTTTTAACGGAAAGGAAGCCCGGAAAATCCAATTTTGAACTATGATAAATACATGGCTAAAGACAACAGCGACGAGATAGTCGTATATTGGGGACCAATTTTTGAAATTTACCCTGATACTTACATCGACTGGAATATTTTTTATCAAGACCCAATAGAGGTCTTGCCAGAGTTTAAAAAACAAAAAGACAAAGGTGCTAAGCAAGAAAGTCTTATCTATTGCCCAGCTTTTAACTCCAACTACAAAAATACTTTTATGATAAATAATGTAACAGATAGTAAGTTTGTTTACAACAATCAGGAGGGTATGTGGGAGATACCAAATAAGTATCAAATTCATCCAGCTAAATCTAAAGTTAGAACTCCATACATTGTAAATAGGCATCCATTGATGCTTTCAATGGCTTGGCTATTTGTTGCAGAAGAGAGCCTTGAGATGGAGATGATTGCCCCCTACCTACACAGAACCGAAGCTTCCAAGTATGGAGTTATTGGAACAGGTAAGTTTGACATTGGTAAGTGGTTTAGACCAGTTCACGCAGAGTACCTACTGTGGGAAGGTGTAGAACACATGCACATTTCTGAAGGCGAGCCTATGTTTTATGTCAGGTTTAACACAGACAAAAAAGTTGTTTTAAAAAGATTTGTCAACAATGAAGAGATTTTTAAGCGTACTGTTTCTATAGTAGAAACTAAATATATTTTTGGTAAATTTCCTCCTTTAGAAAGACTTTACGACTATTTTGCTAAAACAAGAACAAAAGATGTAATGCTAAAAGCCATCAAAGAGTCTGTGATTGATTAATGGAATCTTCAGCGCTTATTGAACTTGAGAGGATGTTCAAGCAGAACAAAGTTGGATTTACTGCCTCATGCTTTGACTTACTTCATGCAGGGCACATTTTGATGCTTGAAGAGGCAAAAACCGTCTGCGATCACTTAATAGTTGCCCTGCAGACTGACCCAAGTATTGATAGACCCGAAAAGCGCAAGCCAATCCAATCTTTAATTGAGCGTCAGATTCAGTTAAAAGCAGTTAGTTATGTAGATGAGATTGTTGTTTATGAGACCGAGGAAGACCTACTCAACCTATTAAAAACCCTGCCTATTGATGTTCGTATCATCGGGGAGGACTACGCAGGTAAAGACTTCACAGGACGCGACTGGTGCGCAACTCACGGTATAGAAATTTATTACAATAGTAGGAAGCACGAATACTCTTCAACGGAGTTGATAGAGCGTATCCGAAAGGGTTGAAATGAATTACAGAAGTATTGAAGCTGGCTCAATAGCTCAAGGGTGGGGAAGTTTTACTGCTCCAGCTTTAGATGACGCTGTAACTCTATCTATTACTACTAAGTGTCCAGAAAAGTGGCTTCTTGTTGATAGAGAGACTGGACAGGTCTACCAAGGTTCTTCTGAAGTAAATCCTTACATGTCTTCACAATACTTGTGGAAACCGATAGACTCTTAGTCTAAACCGATATAGAAAGACAGAATGAGAAAAGTTGTAGTAGGTATTGCTTTAATTGTTTTATCACTTGGAACTCTTGTTTTTACTCAGCAATCAAAAGCAGATTGCGCAGAACTTTACATAGACTATGGCCCGCTTAACGGTGGTGCAAAAACAACTCAGTGCATTCCTGTAGAGGGAGAGATACCAGCTCTTGAGTTTTTAAAGCTTGCTAACGTTGATATCGAAGGCACTCAAAAGTATGGAAATGCTGTTGTTTGCCGAGTCAATAACTATCCAGACAGCTCTATGGAAACTTGTGAAAGTATGCCACCAGAGAAAGCGTACTGGGCAGTTTTGTATAAAGAGCATGACCATTTCTTAAATCCATTTGATTTAGTTGGTGAATGGGGATGGGCTCAAACAGGTATTGACCAAATCCCAATTCATAATGGGGATGGGATTGCTCTTGTGTTTGCTAACAATGGAGAGGTTAAATTCCCGTGAAAACTCTAACGCGTCCTACTGACATTATTTCTGGCGAGCAGACTAAGGCAACTCTATGGGTGCAGTTTGCAGTAACACTTGGTTTTAACGCGGTAGGGCTTTACGTTTCTCATCAAATTACGCTACACGTGTGGCGTGCCATGACAGGACACTAATGGTAAACCTCACTCGCATCTATACCAAGACTGGCGATGATGGCACCACATCTCTCGGAGATATGAGCCGTACATCTAAGAATGACCCACGCCTTGAGGCTTTTGCAACTGTAGATGAGGCTAACTCTTTTATTGGTGTTGCTATGTTGCATGTAGAGAGTCGAGAGATAAAGACTCTTCTTCTTCGTATTCAAAATGAGTTGTTTGATGTTGGTGCTGATTTGTGCACTCCTGTAGTAGAAAACCCAACAACTGAAGCCCTTCGAGTTACCGAGAAACAGATTTACTATATTGAGACTCAGATTGACTATTACAACTCATTTTTAGACCCCCTGCGTTCTTTTGTACTTCCATCAGGAACTTCTAGTTCTAGCCATCTCCATGTTGCACGTACAGTTGTTCGTCGTGCAGAAAGAGCAACATGGCATGCAATACATCAGTTTGGTGATGGAGTAAATCTTTTGACTGCTCGTTATTTAAATAGGTTGTCAGACCTTCTTTTTGTTATGGCTCGATACGAAAACCGTTCAGTTGGAGATTCTCTTTGGGAAGCAGGTAGGGATAGATAATGGCAGCTAAATCAGCTAGAGTTACAAACGACAAAAGAAACAACGGAAAAGCTTTTAAGAAGTATCCAAAAAAGTTTGATCAAACTAAGAGAAGATTAGTTACAGCATAGTTAAACTGCCCTGATAGCTCAGTGGTAGAGCATTCGCCTTGTAAGCGAAGGGTCGTCAGTTCAATCCTGACTCGGGGCTCCACATTTCAATCCCTGTTCGTCTAACGGCAAGACGCCGCCCTTTGGAGGCGGTTATCGTGGTTCGAATCCATGACGGGGAGCTTAGTTATACTCTTTCTTAGACCAAAATCTGTCTTTGTATCCGTTATAAAAACTCATTTTTAGTTTTCTTAAAGAACCATTTACTCGTTTTACATCTTCTTTAGTAGTTTCAAAACTCATAGCATACGACTCTCTTTTAAAAGGAATCACTTGCACCATTGGGTACCCAGCAGGGAGTATTCCAGTCCATTCAGGGTCTATCAAAAAAGGAAAGTTGATTGGATGTGTAAAAGTGTCAGTGTCTACAACTCCTGGCAAACACTCAACAATTCTTTCATTTTTATCTCTATTTAAGGGGGATATAAACAGACAGGAGTAACCTGGTGGAGTGATAATTACCCAAGGCGAGTTAAATTTTGGAATTGCATTATTTGGATGCTCTTCAACTTGAGGATGTGTAGTCATTTGTAACGGGGGGTGGAAAGCAAGAACTTCATGGTCAGGCCACTGAAAAAGCTGTTGACCGTTTTGTTTAGTTACTTTTACATCTGTTGGTAAAGGGATAATATACCCAGCAGTCATGGCATCTAACATTGGTATGCATTTTTTGCCAGTTGCTGTCCCCTGATTAATTCCTACTTCATTCCAGTAAACCTGACCCTGCTTGCCATCGATGTATGAAGGCAGTTTTTTATACCACTCTGGTAAAACCTTTTTTGCGGGGTAGGGTCTTACTTCCTCAGGGATATCCCCTAAAGCATCTAAGAACTTAATTTTGATTTCTCGCATACTCCATAACTTACACTGTTTTTCCTATAAAACCCATACCTATGTGTTTTATAATCAGTTTATTCACTAAGTTTCCTTACCCGACAAGCAAGGAAAAAGGCGGCTGGACCAATAAAAAACGGTCCAGTCGCCTTCTTTTCTATAAGCGATAATAGACCTTGGACAGTGTATTGGAGGGAAAATGAGAAAACTAGGACTCCTAAGCGTGGTAGCGCTAGGTCTTCTTCTCACAGGGTGTGGAAACGGTCATTACCGATATCCATGTCAAGACCCTGTAAATTGGGAAACAGCAGATTGCAAACCGCCTATCTGCACAGTCGCTGGGACATGCCCAGAAGACTTGGTTGGTGAGGATGTAGTTAATGGAACTACATCAGATGGAGGAACAGTAACAAATGACTAGAGTTAGGTACTCTTCAGCAGATCTAGATGCTCGCTTGAAGTTTATTCTTGGAATCATTCTTGGATTGATTCTATTGTTCACAGCAGTTGGCATTCTTTATGCGCTGATTTTTGTTACTCAGCCAGTCAATGCTCAGTCTGAGAATGACAAGATGTTCTTTAATGTTTTGGGAAGCATCGCAACATTTATTACAGGAACACTTGCAGGTATTTTGATTGGCAGCAAGGGCGGAGATTCTCCTGCACCTATTGACTTCGGAACACCAGAAGCACCTGCAGCAGCGGCACCAGTAGACCCAACACCTACTGAAGATGCTCCAACAGGTAAGCCAGAAGGCCAAATGCCAGAAGAACAAGACATCGATGAAGGATGGGATAAAGACTAACAATGGCAGATATGGGGACAGCAGCCAAACTTATTGAGGTTGCAAAAGCTGAATTAGGAACTATTGAAGGTCCTAAGGATAACGAAACAAAGTACGGTGCTTACACAAAGGCTAACTTCCAACCCTGGTGCGGAAGTTTCGTCAACTGGTGCGGGAACGAGGCCGGGGTAAAAATCCCTAACACTGTTTTCACTCCAGCTGGCGCAGCAGCGTTTAAAAAAGCTGGTCGTTGGTACGACGCACAAGTGTGTGACCCAGAGCCAGGCGATATTGCGTATTTTGATTTCCCGGCAGATGGCGTTGATCGTATTAGTCACGTTGGAATTGTCATTGCAGACAATAACGATGGAACTGTCTGGTGTATCGAAGGAAACACTAGCCCAGATAAAAAGGGAAGCCAACGAAATGGCGGACAAGTTTCAAAGAAACTTCGTGGATATAAGAAGAACAAGGCTGGCGAACAGATTTCAATCGTTGGCTTTGGTCGTCCTAAGTTCAAAGGAGCGGGTGCAGCACCTGCTGCTCCAGCTGCAGCAGCTAAATGCCCAACTTGCGGTAAGTAAGGAAATATAATGGAAGCAGTAATTGTTTACCTTCTTCTTGGCGCTGTCATAGCTTTAATTGCTATTGCTGATGACAAAAACGCAAAGAAGATTGAAAAAGGATATAACCCAAACGCTACTGACCGCGATGGCGATGGGATTATTCAAGAAGGAACTAAGTTCCAACGTAAGGCAAAAAAGCCTAAGAAAAAGCAATAACAGCTTCTAGACTTACGAAAGCACCTGTAGTAGAGTGATCTATTACAGGTGTTTTTCATTATATAGACAAAGGGACTTTATATGTTGCGTAACCTCAGCGAGCTATTCCTAGCAGCTACTCTCCTAATTTATGTTGTTCCATACATTATTTGGAAAGTCTTTAAAACTGACAACTTTGTCCCACTACCAATTATTCAGATTATCTCTGGCCTTCTCCTAGGCCCAGCAGTTCTTGGCTCTCTACACCCTGAGTTCTTCAACTACTTATTTACTAAAGACAATATCAATGTCTTGAGTGGAGTGGCGTGGCTTGGCATTATCTTTTTTGTTTGGTCAGCAGGAGTTCACCTAGATATAAAAGCAGCCTTTACAAATAAGAAAGACACCTTCACAACAGCATCACTAGCCTTAACTGGCCCTCTAGTTTTTGGTTCTATCTTTGCTTTTATTATCTATGACCGAGGTCCTTGGGCAGGAGAACAGGCAGCAACTTGGCAGTTTGTTCTTGCTGTGGGTATGGGCATGGCTGTAACAGCGCTACCAATTTTGGTTTTGTTGATGGAAAAGCTTGGCATTTTTAATGGACCTATAGGAAGAAGAGTCCTAACTTATGCAAGCTTAGATGATATTTTTATTTGGGTTGTTTTAGGCATAATCATTATGGATTGGGATAGGTCTTTACGACAGCTAATCTTCCTTCCAATTTTTGCTTTGGCAGCCTACGGCTTAAACGCATTAGTAAAGACTCTTAAAAACAAACAAGACATCTGGTACATAACAATTGTTTGGACTATTGCAGTTGCTCTTGCTGCAGACTGGTCAGGATTGCACTACATCGTAGGTGGCTTTATGGCTGGTGCAGTAATGAAGAAGGAGTGGTTTGAAGAAAAGCAACTCGAGGTCTTCAAAAACACAGTCTTAATTTTGATGATGCCTACATACTTCTTACTAACTGGTTTAAGGACCAGTTGGGAAGTAAGCGGTATTGCAGTTCTTCTCTTGGCTCTTGGTTTGTTTGCTGTTCAGTTTGCTGGAAAGACTACTGGTGTTTTTGTGGCAAGCAAGATTCTAGGTTGGCCTAAGGGCGAGTGGAAACTTATGGGCACTTTGCTTCAGACAAAGGCTCTTATAGAAATCATATTTGCTACGATTCTTTTGGATAAAGGCATCATCACAGCGGACATGTTTACAGCTCTCTTGCTTATGGCTGTACTCAGTACGATGGTGACGATACCGATAGCCAGAAAGCTTTTAAAAGCTTAATCGTGTTTTAGGTTGCTTGGCACTTTAGCCAGCTTTCCTACAAACCCTTCTGGTGCATCTTCGAATCCGACCTTCTCATCAAGGTAGCCTTTGATTGCTCGTGGCACAATGAAAGTCAAAATTTCTCTTGCCTCACATACGTTGCATCCACAAAACGGTAGACCGCTTTCAGTCTCCACTTCAGAGTTCTCCTCATCCACGGAGTCGTACAAAGCCATCATGTAGCCTTCCAAACCATTTTGTAGGTCGGTAGCCCAATCTTCATCCCTAATCACAAACTCTTTAATTTCGCTCATTCCATCATCATACGCTGCTTCGGCGTAAAAGGGAATGGGAGCCCGGAAAATAGGATTTTTATGCTAGCCTCATTCCATGATTGAATTCCTTAAAAAGCTTTTTTGTAAGCACCCAATCACCACCCAAAGCTCCTGCCCTTTCACCATGAAGAATTACGACATCTGCATCGCATGCGGAAAGGTCTCAGAACGGAACGGGAGCCCGGAAAATTGATTTCCGAGCCATATAAAGACATTCCTAAAGAGATAGTGAATGTTCTTGAAGACCTTATTACCCCTGAAGACTCATACCATCAGGGGCATAAGCGTCGTATGGCTCGCACCCTTGATGTACTTCTCAAAGAGAAACCAAAAGGCAAGCTACTAGAGCTCGGAACTTCAAAAGTTATTCCGTTGTCACTTCAGCAGCTAGCTCCAGATTTAGAAGTTCATGTCACCGATTTTGACAAAGACTTGCCTTTAAGTGGTACTTCAACTATCTCAATCAAGGATAAAACCCTCAAAGCAACGACATACAGGGTTGACTTAGAGACAGAGGTTATCCCTGTTGAAGATGCCACTTTTGATGTAGTTATCTGCTGCGAAGTCATAGAACACATGGAGTTAGACCCCATGTTTATGTTGGCTGAGATAAATCGAGTTTTGAAGCCAAATGGAAAGCTAATCCTCACCACACCAAACATCACCAGCTCACGGGCTTTATACAAGATGCTTCGAGGAACAGATCCATACTTCTACATGCAATACCGACACAAGCCAGCCTTGTATCGCCACAACTACGAATACAGCGAATACTCACTACGCCAAGTAGTCAAGGCAGCAGGGTTCTCAGGTCAGGTATGGACCGAGGACTCTTTCGAAGACGGGGTTATGGAAGATATCACCCGCCTACGACAGCTTGGCTACCCACTTACCTCAATCGGGGACAACATCTTTGCAACCCTCACCAAAACTCGTGGAGTTGTAAATCGCTACCCCTCAGTAATCTACGCAGACTAATAACGGAACGGGAGCCCGGAAAAATGGCTAAATGCACAAAGAAAGGTTTTCAAAGTAGGGAGCTGGCTGACAGGATGGTTCAAATGAAGAACTATTCTGAAACCAAAAAAGGGCGACCAGCCAATTACTTTCTACACCCTTGCGATGCCTGTAACCACTGGCATGTCTTAAAAGCACGCTCGGCTCGTACTATCTGAAAATGGCTATTTTGTTGAAGGTTTTGCTTTTTTAAACCTTAGTCCTTTTAGTTTCAAGATTGCAGGTTTTTCTGAATACTTAACCCACTCATAGACAAAAATGCATCCAGCGATTAGGAAGCCCAAGGACTCTGCTTGAACTATGTAATAGGTGGTTGGGTCTACTAGGTAGGTCTCCCAAGGGAAGGTGTATGCAACTACAGGGAAAGCAATGGCATTGCCAAACACCACTGAAGTTACGATGCTTTTATATACGTTTGTCATTGTGTCTTTCTCTTCTCTACTAATTGTTAGTTTCAACAATTCGAGTATAGGTAATTACAACGTCTCCATTACCTTTACCCCACTTGCTGATAGATGTAATTTCTGTCTTGTCCCCTCTTTTACCGCCAGAGTGGAGCATCTCGTCTGGTCCAGTGTAGATAGCAGTGTGAAAAGCCCTGCTATACCCCCTGTGAGTAAATGCAACTATGTCTCCGATTTTAGGCTCATCAACAAGGGTTCCTGCTTCTTTTTGAACCGAAGCGCTGTGATAGAGGTTGATTCCCAAGTGGGCGTATGTCCAAAGCACAAGTCCCGAACAGTCCCAAGCATCAGGGGTAGAGCCACCTAGGGCGTACCATGTTTTACCGACATAGTTCTTGGTAAGGGCGATTGCCTTATTGAGGTTTGTAGTGTCCTTAGCAATTTTCTCTAGACGAGCAATCTCTGCCTCTAACTCTGCTTGCTTGCGTTCAGCGTCTGATTCGAGTTTGTCTTGTCTTGCTTTTTCTTGAGCTAGCCAGTCTATAGAGCCAATCTCAGGAGTTTCTATCTTGATGATTGGACCAGCCACTAAGGATGATGTTTTTACTGGCCCCGAAAGGATGCTTGTGACCTGCACAGGATTAACAACCTTTGGAGCGGGGATTGTCACTAGTTGTTCTTTTGTTACTTCTTGAATCTGTTCTGGCACCGCTTCTGCAAGAGCAAAAGCAGCACTTGTACCTGTAGTTATTACTAGTGCTGTCATTGCACCAGCTGTAATGAAACTTTTCCTTTTCATTTGGCGACCTACCTTTCCTTGGTAGTTAGTACTCGGTCGTTGAGTGTTGAGGTGTTCCTATTAAGTTGTTCGTCCACCATAGCATGTGACCCACGTCACATACAACCTCATTTGGCTTAAAATCTAAACTTTCTATAATAAACACCCCTTTTACTAGCAGGGATGCATGGAAAAAACGGGGAAAACCCATTTTGACTCTAAAAAAGCCAAATATACGCTCAGTTCGTACGATCTGAACTTTATCATACCTTTAAAAAACACCCCTCTTGGGTGTTGTAATTTAGAATTAAGTTACTATAAACTATTCTCATGACTACACATAACAGACCACAGTTCAGCTCCCTTACTAACAACCCAATGGGAATTGTTGGTGTTTTTCAAGAGAGGCCGAACAAGTACATGATGCTGCTTTCTTTCGCTCAGGAAATTTTGCGCGAAGAGTCACACCTACCGTCAGTTGACCGCGAGACCATTGCTGCATTTGTTAGCAACCTCAACGGCTGTCAGTATTGCTGTGGCTCTCATACCGCTTTCACTGCTTCACTTGGTGCAACAGAAGAAGACCTTGCAATTATCAAGGGCGACTTCACTGGTCACCGTTTAGAGGCAATCCTCAACTATGTCAAGAAGCTGACTTTAGCTCCAAGCTCTATCTCAGACGAAGACCGTTTAGCAGTGCTTGATGCTGGATTTACCGAAGAAGAGCTAAAAGACGCAATTGCAGTTTGCGCTGCTTTTAACCTCTTTAACAGAGTTGTTGAAGGTCACGGTGTTGCCCCACACGACAACTACGATGCTGATGTTGCAATGATTAATGAACACGGGTATGACCGTAGATATTAATCCTTATCAAGAGTCGACTGGCTTCTACTCTAGTAGAACAGCCATGTCGTCTCTCGACGACACTTGGTCTACGCCAAGAAACTACTATGCCAAGGTAAATGCAGAGTTTAACTTTGCTTTGGATGCAGCAGCCTTGCAGTCCTCTACTTTGGTGGTAGATAACTGGTATGGACCAGACCACCCTCAGGCAGACAGACAAGACGCTTTCCAGCGTGATTGGACTGCTGACGCCCAAGGTGGTGCTATTTGGCTTAATCCTCCTTATGGCAAGACCATTAAGGACTGGATGAGAAAGGCTGATGCTGAATCTCAAAAAGGAGCCACGGTTGTGTGCCTAGTGCCAGCAAGAACTGACACTGCTTGGTTCCACGACTACGCAATACACCACGAAGTTCGTTTTATTCGTGGAAGGCTGAAGTTTGGTAACTCGACCAATGCAGCCCCCTTCCCCAGCGCTTTGGTGGTCATGAGACCACTAAACAAATAGAAAGGTAGTAATTATGGATATCGATTGGCAAGCACCTTTTAAGTTGGCCTTTGACTTAGGTCTTTTCTTAGTAGGGTCACTCATCGTGGTAATTGTTGTTGGATTTTGTCTTCTTTTGCTTTATGCAATTGTTAAGACTTTCTTCCAAGCTTTTGCTCGTGCTAAGGCAAATGTAGAAAACAAGAGTCCGAGCAAGCCAAAGAAAAAAGAAGAACCAAAGCCAACTCATCTCAAGCCAGTGCAGTAGGCGGGTCCATGCTCCCAGAATTAAAGTTTAGTTCTGATGTTGTTGTAGAACTTGTAAAGCACAGCGCTTCAGATGATGATGTTGCCTTTGCTGCTCGCGTATCTACTTTAGGTGAAAGAGCTCAGTCCCAAATCGGGACTGAGGACTCTAAATTGGGCGGTCTTATTAATTTCTTGATGCGAGACCGTCATGGATCACCTTTCGAGCACTCGGTCTTTACTTTCTATGTAAAGGCTCCTATTTTTGTTTGGAGAGAGCATATGCGTCATCGCATTGCTTCCTACAACGAGGAGTCTGGGCGTTATCGAGTTTTAGAGCCAGAGTTCTATATACCTAACAAAGAAAGAAAACTGCTTCAGATTGGAAAACCAGGAGCATATATCTTTGAAGATGGTACTGACGAGCAACATGCAATTGTCTACAGTAACTACCGACGAGTCTGTAAAGACTCATACATGGAGTACGAAGAGATGATTCGATTGGGTATCGCACGGGAGGTTGCTAGAGGCGTTCTTCCTCTTACTATCTACTCTTCTGCTTATGTGACGATTAATTCTCGAAGTCTTATGAACTTTTTATCTCTTCGTCGTAATGTTGAAGGTCAAAGTTTTCCGTCTTACCCGCAACGCGAGATTGAGATGGTTGCTGAAAAGTATGAAGAATTTTTTAAACAGCTTATGCCTTTAACTCATGATGCTTTTGTGAAGAACGGACGAGTATCCCCTTGAGTGAAGGTATTGCCTATTGCTATGCACGTGTGTCTACTCAGATGCAAGCAGAAGAAGGTGTCTCTCTTGACGCACAAGAAAGACAGTTAATTGCTGCTGCTGAATCTGCTGGATACAAAGCGGTAATTCTTCGTGAAGAAGGTAAATCTGGTAAAAGTATTACTGGAAGACCTGTTTTGCGAAAAGCATTAGATGAATTAGACGCAGGAAAAGCGCAAGCACTTTTTGTTACACGCTTAGACAGACTTGCACGTTCAACAAGAGACTTTTTAAGTATTGTTGACCGTTCACATAAATACGAGTGGCGTTTAGCACTTCTTGATTTGGGATTGGACACTGGTACATATCAAGGACGTTTTGTTGTAACCATCATGTCTGCAATGGCAGAGATGGAGCGTGGAATGATTTCTATGCGTCAAAAAGACGTACATAAAGACCGTAGAGACGCGGGGAAGATTTGGGGTGTCACATTTGGCCCTAAATCTCCTCTATCTGCAGAGATTAAAGAAAGA